TCCAAGTGGTAACCGTTGGGATTACAGCGGTACTCGTTCTTACCCTCACTTCAAGATTGATGCAGATGCCGTATTAGAGGCACAGTGGAAAGCACTGCCTAACTATGTTAGCGGTGAGAATAACGTACTTGTTATGTCAGATACTTCTGGTTCTATGGAGTCTGATAATGGTCGTCCTATGGCAACCGCAATTGGTCTCGCAGTGTACTTTGCTGAGAGAAACAAGGGTGCTTACAAGGACTTGTTCTTAACTTTCTCTGAAAGTCCACGTTTTGTTAATCTGTCAGGCAACAGTTTGGCAGAGAAGATTTCCAACATTGAAAGTATTGTTGCGAACACAAATCTGGAGAGTGCTTTTGATTTAATCCTAAAGGTAGCCGTTGACAACAACGTATCTACGGATGAAATGCCAAAGAGTTTAATTATCATCAGCGACATGCAATTTGATGGTGCTGTTGGTGCTAGAGGAACGAGCAAAACGTTCTTTAACTCAATGAAGGATAAATTTGCATCGAAGGGTTATACCATGCCAACCGTAATTTTCTGGCAGGTATCTGAACGTGGTAACGCGTTTCAGGCTGACCGTTTTGATGCGAACGTAATCTTGGTAAGCGGTCAGAGTACTTCAACATTTAAGGGAATTTTGAGCAATATCGGCAAAACGCCTTTTGATTTCATGTGTGAAACATTAGCTGACCCTATTTATGACGTTGTAAAAATTTAAGGCAATTAAAATCGGGGATAGGTTGGAAGTCATGAGCCAACTGAAAAGACAAACTCCTGTTTTCCCCGATTTATTTTTAGGAGTTTGGAGCTAAGATGGGAAAGTGTTCTAATATACAAGGTCAAAAGTTTGGTAGATTAACTGTTATTGAAAGAGTAAATAATCCGACAGCAAGTAGAGAAAAAACAAAATGGAAATGCTTGTGTGATTGTGGAAATATTGTTTTTACAATAACAACAAAACTAAAAAACGGTCACACGAATAGTTGTGGGTGTTTTAAGCACGAAGAGCTTTTAAAAAATCAAAAAGAGCGCGGATTAAAACGTAGAAAAGGAATAAAAACTCCTTATCATCAGGCTTTTAATGATTATAAAAGGAATGCTAGAAAAGATAAAAGAGAGCTTCTTCTTACAGAAAGTGATTTCATAGGTCTTTTTTCTAAACCATGTTTTTATTGTGGAAATATAGATGAAAGAATATATCGCTATACAGGAGAGACTTTTAAAATAAACGGTGTTGATAGAATAGATTCTTCAAAAGGATATACAATAGAAAATACTGTTTCTTGCTGTAGAAAATGCAATGTAGCTAAACACGATTATAGCAATGAACAATTTTTAAATTGGATTAAAGCGGTTTATAAACACTCTATAGAGGAACAACATGGGATTTAGACTACGTAAGCAAATTAAAATTGCAAAAGGTTTAAAGCTAAATATTAGCAAATCTGGCATTAGTACGTCTATTGGTGGAGCAGGTCATACAGTTAATGTTGGAAAAAAAGGAATCAAGGGTACTGTTGGTATTCCGGGTTCTGGACTTTCTTACAGTAAAACACTTAAGACAACCTCTCCAAAAACCGAAAAGAAGTTATCACAGATACAACCCCTAAGAAAAAATCGGGATGCGGAAAAACCGCTTTACTATTATTAGGAATAGGGGTTATGGGTATAATACTAATAGTCTTAATTAACGCCATAACGAGTATATAATTTAATAACGAACAACTGGTGTCCTACCAACTATCGGCATAAAAGGCGTTGAGAGTCCGAGCCAATTGTAAATTTGAGGAGATAGCTCAGTCTGGTTAGAGCAAAAGTATAAAAAATGCTGTCTTGTTAAAAGACACCAACGGCTATCCAACAAAAAACGGAACTTTGGGTCAATGGTTCGAATCCATTTCTCCTCACCATGTAGGCACACACAGCAATCCAAACCAATAAACCAACACTTACATGTTAGTGCGTTGGAGAACGCACTGTCGTTTCCCTTTGGGATGTAGTGCCTAGTAAAAAGTATATTTTAAAGACACACACAGCAACCTAACCTTTGGTTAAAATTCAGACTTATACTCCGAATGAAGCGGTTCAATTCCGCAAAAAGTGTCTTGCATAAAAATTAAAAATAAAGACTCACACAGCAAACAAAAAACCTTTCTATTGAAGAGAAACCAAAAGAGTCTTGATGAACATTAAATTATACCACATCCTTGACAAAAAATCAAAGGTGTGGTATAATTGTTTTTAAGGAGAAATGATATGAGAGAACCGACAATGAACCGATGGGCGGTAATCAAATGGGGCGAAGTGGATGCTTTTGTTCAGTTTGACCATAGAGACCCGACAAAAATATATTGGAGCGGTGGATATTCATATTGTTATGTAACCGACCCCGAAATTGTAAAGGATTACGGATACATTTCTAGTGATGATTATAAAAAAATAGAGGAAATTGAATTAGATTTCTATTTTAATTTTAACGTTCCTAAGAAAGCAACCCCTTTTGAGTCTGCTGGCTGGATTTCTCCCGAAGGTGACTTTTATCCTTGCAATTATTTTGAGCATGACTCTGTTGGAAGACATTTGGCTGTTCTTTGCTACAAGTCTTTTGATGGTGTACAAGAACTAGAAAAGTATAAATGGATAAGAGTTTATGATAGTGGTATTATGGACATTGACTATAATTTCGCTACTCAAAAACAGCTTGATACAATGTACGACCTTGCAAAAGCTTCCAAGATTGACGGTAAGTATAACGAAAATGTGCATGGTACTTTACAGGCTGTTTTGCATAATATGAACCAGATGGGTGATTTTAAAACAAGACATAATATTGGGTCTTGACAAAACCTTAAAAATGTGGTATAATAGAAGTTCGTTGTACAGACAAGCCCCACGCGGAGAAATCTGAGGAAGTTCGGGACACGATTGCTTACGGAAGGAGGGTTAAAACCCGACCGCACTTCCTAGCGTGCAACACAAACAGTTCTAGCAGGTGAGCAATGCTATGATGAACGGGTTGTGGCATAGATAGATGTGAGGGACTAGATACAAAATCCCGGCTATTATAATGTACAATGAGTTTTAAAATTGGTGGTAAAAAACCCTTGACAGAATAACAAAACTGTGGTATAATGAAAGGGTAGTTGAGAAACAAATATTGGCGTGTCGTACAAGGGCAATACAAACGGCTGTTAACCGTTGAATGGTGGTTCGAATCCACCCATGCCAGCCTGATGAGGTAGGTGAAACGTAATGCTTTTTAGCACTGCTACAAACCTCCCTCCCAACCGTCGACTTGACGACCTTAAACACAAGGCAGAGGGCATGAGCTATCGCAACCTCTTTAAAAAATAGCTCACCACTTTAAAAACTTCCCTGTGCTGTGCGCGATTAATATACACCTGATAAGACCAAGATGAAGAGTGGCTTGGAGAACGGCAGGATGGGGACATATGCAAACAAGGCAACTATTGGTTCGTTGCGCGTGGCTGTAGACCATGTTCCTTCGGGAGTGGGGGGTTCAATTCCCTCTGTTTGCACCTTTTTGGAGCTGTATCTGCTCTGTTTTACATACAGTTGAAACAGTAATTGGTTACATGGAGGTTCGAGTCCTCTTAGCTCCACCTCATGTTTGCGGATAGTGATTCGAACATGAAAAGCGGTATCCTAACCGCCTTCCGCAAACTATTACAAATTAGGAGTTACTATAGGAGGTAGCATGAATATCTGTCTTAATTGTGGTACGGAAACTAAAAATCCAAAATTTTGTTCTAGTAGCTGCTCTGCAACGTTTAATAATTTAAAAGCTGGAAGAAAGAAGCCTTTAGGAAACTGTCTTAATTGTGGAATTAAGATAGGAGTAAAAGGATGGAGAAGCTCTAGAAGAAAATATTGTTCAAACAAATGTGGTATTGAGTACCGCTCAAAGATGTACATAGAAAACTGGCTTTCAGGAAAAGAAAGTGGAAGCAAAGAAAAAGATAAAACCTCTTGCTCGGCTTTTGTAAGAAATTACCTACTAAAGATTAATAATTATAAGTGTTCTAAATGTGGATGGGGCGAAGTAAACGAGTTTACAAAAACAATACCCTTAGAAGTTCATCATAAAAATGGAGACTTTTTAAACAACATCCCTGAAAACTTAGAAGTACTTTGCCCTAATTGTCATTCTTTAACTAATTCTCAATTAAACAGGGGAAGAGGTCGTAGAGTATATGAAAAAACGCGCCTTTAGTTCAACGGTGAGAATATCAGTGCGACATACTGATGATTAAAAGTTCAAATCTTTTAAGGCGCACCTCGTATTAAACTTTTTCAATCAGTCTTAAGGAGACTACAATGATTCTTAAACTTCCAAACGGATTAATTCTTGATGGAACAATCGAACAGGTTTCTGCCGCAGCGAAAGCTATGGGTTACAATAGTGTTATGGATGAAACACTCTATCACTATTCAGATTCAAAGGGTCAGTTCATTCGCATTTCTCAAATGGACACAAAGTATATTGCTAACGCGCTATACAAGATTTGGCGTGATGTCAGCAAGAGCAAGTTTCTTGACGGAACAGCTTTTGCAGAAATCCTTGTGTCTCCTCATTTCAAAGCTATGCTGGACGAGTACGAGTCTCGGACAGATAGATAATTAGAAAAAACCTTGTGGAAAGGAGTCCACAATGCCAGACATAACTTTCAACGTAACAGTACATTTTAGCAACGGTGTGTCTATACAGCGTGGCGTTCCATTAAGCAAGGCAGCTAAATTAAGCTCAAAAAGCAACGTAATTATTCCCCCGGACACGGAGTACGTTGAGATTAAGAGTATAAACGACAGCATAATTATACCATTAAATATGACTTTCGTTATACCCCTAAGTCCGGACTTCCGGCACGTAGACAGTGTAAGTAGATACATGCTTTACACTAGAGACCATGGTAGATGTGCTTACTGTGGTAGGGAATTAAAGAAAACCGAAGCAACTATCGACCACATTCTACCTGTATCTCAGGGTGGTGAAACAACTTGGGATAACGTAGCATTAGCTTGTAGCAAGTGTAACTGCAAGAAAGACAACAGAACTCCTGCACAGGCTGGAATGAAGTTAATGGTTAAGCCTTATAACCCCAAAAGGGCTTATAAGAAAAAGTAAGAACCTTGACAAAAGAATAAAAGTGTGATATAATAATCACACTTACATAGCTCGTTAGGCTAATTGGCAAACTTTTCGTCTCCAAAATGAAAGTTGAGAGTTCAAATCTCTCACGGGCTGCCTTCGACGCGGGTGGGAGGTCGATATCTCAGTATCCTCATAAGTTACTAAAAGTCAGTTTGACTCTGGCACTTCCGCTACTTTTGGCAGTTTTCTTAAATAACTGCCTGTCTCGCAGATTGTAGGATTAAGTCTGACCAAGCCGATATCGTATAATGGTTATTACAGTCCCCTCATAAGAGACAGAAAATGGTTCAATTCCATTTATCGGCACAGGTCTACGCAAGCATACTGCCCTGACCCTAAATGGAAAAAGGTATGCTAACCATCCATCTGCGAAGGTGGGGAATGGAAGATTGGCGTAATGGTTATCGCAACGGTTTGCTAAACCGTCCAGCCTATAAAGGGCTGTGTGGGTTCGACTCCCTCATCTTCCGCCTTTAACATGACCTGCGAGACTTTGGACAAAGACTAGCCTGTACAACTAGTTAATCATGGTTCGATTCCATGCGTGGTCGCCTTGACAAATTTTGAAAAGTGAGGTATAATATGGGTAATCGTACAAGAGACATTCCTAGTTATAAGTATAATGGATAAGCTTTAGAAAAGACATGATAAAAATTATAAAGATTAAAAAATGGAGTAGCGCACGTTGGTGAAGCTTAAGGCTCTTGAAAAGCCCGATGTCGATGGAAATCGGCGTGGGGGTTCGAATCCCTCCTACTCCTCTTGATGCTGTACAGCCTGCCAGATTAGCCTAAGGTTTCGACCGACCGTGAATGCTGGCAACCCCTACCTTCTTGGGTTAATGAGGGTTTGACAGAATAGCCTGACGGTCGGCTGATAATAGACCGTCATATATGACCTGCGATAGTTGGGATAAAGATTAGCCTGTACAACTAATCAATTATGGTTCGACTCCATACGTGGTCGCCTTGTTGTACAACATAGTAGGTAGACTAAAAGCAACCCGGCGGTTGGTTGTAAAACAGACCGCTCTAGCTGATGTACGCAATTGGTATGACGAAGCTGACTTAAAATCAGTGCTTTCGGGCGTGTGGGTTCGAGTCCCACCATCAGCACTATGGCGCGTGATTAAAACGGCTACTCGTAATATCTCTTAGCGGAGACTAGTCGAGAGCGTTCACGCCACATACTCCGTTAGTGCATCGGACAGCACGAAACACTTTCAATGTTTAAAGATGGGTTCGACTCCCATACGGAGTACCTTTGTCAGATGGTGGGTGTACGGGATTGGCGTGAGTACCAATTGGGCTGAAAAGCTTCAACCATTGAGTTCAGGTAATATTATATCTCATCTTCCTCTGACATTTAAAAAATATGAGGATTAAAATGAAAATACAATTATATCATTATCAAGAATGGAATTATGATGAATTAGAAAAAGACATAATTACTCTTTATTCTACTCCAGATGATTTTAAATTTGATTTAGATGTTTTAGAAGAATTTTTCGACTTCAAGGGATATGCTTACAAGATAATGGGAGAAGAATATTATTATATTCAAGTTAATTTTCCAAACGAAAAAAGACCGCGAGATTTAATGCCCTATAATTTTCTTGATGAGCCAACAAACGAAAAAGATTTAATTCTAAATAAAGAGTTTATTGAATGGTTAAAAACTAAGAATGTTTATGTTGTAGAATATGAACATATTTAAAAATGAGACAAGAATATGAGACTTAAAGAATGGATAAAAAATCAGCGTATTTTACCATCATATTTAATTGGATTAAGAATTAGAATTATAGGAATTCCTGTATTGACCTCTAATCCGATAGAAACAATTGTTGAGGGTATAGTTAAAAATATAGATGAAAATAATATTTATTTTGAAAATGGAAAGCTTGTTTGGAATGGCGATTGGTTTGATAACTGTTTAAAAATTCAAATTGTTGATGATATTTTTTAATAATTATTAAAACTCGTCACTTTATTGAAAAAAGTGACGAATTACGAAAATTACCCTTGACAAGATTTAAAAAGTGTGATATAATATAAAGGTAATTGAGGACATTAAGAATAGAATATCGTCACTAAATAACAAATAGTGACAAATTACGAAATTATAAAACGCTCCATAAGCTTTAATCGTGAAGCATCTGTCTTTTAAACAGAAGAAGACGGGGCAGTACCGTCATGGAGTACTTCACCTTGGGGGTGAAAGGTTTCGACTTGGTAACAAGAGGCTAAGAGTCTGGCACAAAAATAACAGCAAACGATAATTCACTTGCAACTGCTCTCTTCGAGAGCGCAAATGTTTCACTTGCCGACCAACTTTTCAGTAAGGCTGTACTAGTTTCTGCTTAATCTTTAAAGCAGATGGTGTCCCTGCCAAGTAAAACTGGCAGAGGGGTAGTTGTTACTAATCTTTAAAGTAACTGGTGGAAAGGTCTGTCTCCCCGACAGCACTGGCTCAAATGTTCGTGTCAACTGTAGACACTAAATAACAGCACTCGCCAGAGTGAAAAACTCGAAAATGAGTTATTGAGGACGCGAGTTCGATTCTCGCCACCTCCACTTAAAAAAATCAAAGACCTAGGAGGTCAACGATGAGTAAGTATGGAAACGAAAAAAAGAATGAACAGTTAGGAATGCCTTTTGGAACAGCTAGTGGAAGGCTTAGAAAATTAATATTATTTGCTCTTTTAAAAGAAACAAATAAAAATATATGCTTTCAGTGCAAAAAAGAAATATTTTCTATCGAAGAATTATCTATAGAACATATAGTGCCGTGGATAGACTCAGAAAATCCAAAAGAATTATTTTTTAGTATGGACAACATTTCTTTTTCTCATCTGTCTTGTAATGTAGGTGCTGTACGAAAAGAATATTTACATGAAAGCGGTAAAAAGGTTTCTAAATTAAATATAATCCCTTGTCCAGAAGGAACAGCACACTGCCATAGATGCAAAGAATTTAAGCCTCTTAGTGAGTTTAATAATTACAAATCTCACTATAATGGCGTAGATAGAGAATGCAAACAATGTAGGGCAAAAAGAAGAAAAAACAGCAAACAATTGGGTCGTTAGTATAACGGACAACACATCTGCCTGTCGAGCAGAAAACAGGGTTTCGACTACCCTACGACCCGCCTTGAAAGAACGCTCATCCATAAAGAAGTCGACCATTGGTGGATATTGCGTGAGTTGCCTAGAGGTCTATGCATGGGGTTCTAGGGACAAGATAAGTCAGTAATGACTTCCTCGTAAGGAGCGTAGTAAACGTTCTTTCACAAACGCGCCTGTAGTTCAATTGGATGAATATCTCGCTACGAACGAGAAGCTTTGTGCAGGTTCGAGTCCTGTCAGGCGCGCCTAGGGAAGATGGCGGTTGGCGACCGTCTCCCCTCACCTAGCCAGTTTGGGGTCGTACAAGTTAGGACACCCGAATCAGAAAAATTTGGAAAGGAAAATGATATGTGGCTAACCTGTCCAGATTGTAATCAGAAATTCTTTTTGGAAATGAAGTACATTATTATGCTTCAAGAGAGTATAATAAGAAATCCGAAGTTAAAGATAATATGTTCTTCTTGCGGATATGTGGTATTAAAAAAATATTATGGTAGAATTGAGACATAGAATGCTTGGAAAAATAGTTTTTTTGGAATACAAGGAAGCAGTTGACTTTTTATTGCCAAGACATTATTCAGGCAGAATTCCTCCCATAAAGTATGCGTTTGGTTGGATTGTAAGCGACAAACTTGTTGCGGTATGTACTTTCGGTAAGCCAGCCAGCAATTCTCTTTGTTGGGGTATATGCGGTAAAGAATATTCTTCTAACGTGTACGAGTTAAATAGACTTTGCAGGATAGATGAGTTTGACGGTCAGTTAAGTGAATTTGTTGCAGGATGCCTGAGAAGGCTTAGGACAGAGAATTTAATTATCGTAAGTTACAGCGACACAGGAATGAACCACCACGGTTATATTTATCAAGCTTGTAATTTCATGTACACAGGAATTACAAAAGCACGAACAGACAAGTATACAGAGGGCAATAAGCATTCCAGACATTATTCTAATGACGAACAAAAAGGAATGCGCAAGGTAAGAACCGCTAAACATCGTTATGTTTTCTTTTGCACGCATGATAAGAAATTAAAGAAAACATGGATGGAAGCACTAAATTATCCAACATTCCTTTACCCAAAGGGTGATAATAGTACTTATGTACTAGGCGAATATCAACAACCTATAATTGTCGGAGGATTAAAAAGTGAGTAAACCTATTCGTAGTTTTCCCGAAGGGGAACGTAAGGCAGTGATTGCGCGTCGTATTAAGCAGGACGCTGGCGGTTTAGGTACGTTGTCAGCGAAAGATGCCTTGGCTAAGGTTGGAAAGGTCAAGGAGGAAGAAAAATAGAAAGTATGCCTTCTTAGCTTAATTGGTTAAAGCAAATGTCTCTTAAACATGAGAGTTAGGGTTCGATTCCCTAAGAGGGCACAACGAGAAAAATGGAGGTTCGACTCCTGCTATCCGTGACATAGTTCTGGTGGTCGTCTAATTGGGAAGACGTTCTCGTGTACGCAGGATTAGTATAGAGGTTATTACAGTCGTTTGGTATACGACTAACTTGAGTTCGAGTCTCAAATCTTGCTCTTGGTGGCTATAACAAGTCGCATAGCGTCTTGGAAGAGCCACAAAACGCGAATATAATTTAATCGGTAAAATGTTACTTTGCCAAGGTAATCTTTCGGGTTCAAGTCCCGATATTCGCTCCTAGTCTCATAATTCAGGTTCGACTCCTGACACTCGCTGTCCATGACAGGGGTAGTAGTGCAACGCAGAAGCACATGGGCTTGCCTCTTTAGTATAATTGGATGTACGATACTCTTGTAAAGTATAAGTCCCGAATCGTAGTCGGGAAGAGGCTCCTACGGTTTTGCTCAATACAAATAATATGGCAAGTCAGCCTCTAACCCTCTAATTCACAGAAGGTAACATTAAGGGACGTTGTTACGGGGTAGCTGTACAAAATGCGGTAATACTCATCAAATTGCCAGAACCGCTGAGAGCAAAACCATTCTTAAAATTGTGCTTTTATGGGGGAGTATGAGGTGATTTGCAATAATCTCATCGCAAATAGTCGGAAGATAATTCGGGCAACCTAGGACAAGCCTGAAAGAAAATACCCGAACGTGCACATACCCCCACCATAAGAGCATAAATATCTAGGAATAGTATAATCCGGATAACATGCTTGCTTTGGGCGCAAGTGATGAGGGTTCAAATCCCTCTTCCTAGACCTTGACAAATTAACAAATCTGTGGTATAATTATATAGTAAATAACATCAGCGCGTAGCTCAGTCCGGTTAGAGCACTAGTTTTGGGAACTAGGGGTCGGAGGTTCAACTCCTCTCTCGCTGACCTAGGCTCTTCACAGAGTCGAGCGATAATGCTAAGTCGCTAAAAGTTGGCAGTAAGATGGTATAGACTATTAGCAAGCCTACGCCTTTCTTTAAACTGCACAAAGAGGTTTGGTCAAAGACCTCCAAGGGGCGTTGATAGCCTAGTCGCTCCACCACCATCCCCGTGTAGGTGTAACTAGATTGCATAACAGACTGTGAATCTGTAGGAACGGGTGCAAGCCCCGTACACCGGACTACTTTGGCGATTGGTCTAATGGCAGGACAACTGTCTCTGACACAGTTAATTTTGGTTCGAGTCCGAAATCGCCAGCCTTGAAAGGATTTGATATGCAAGGTATGCAAAGATGTTCTTTATGCCGTATTTTAAAACCAATAGAAGAGTTTAATTTTAAAGACAAGTATAGATTACAGACATACTGTAAGGCTTGTCAGGCTATTAAACATAAAGCTTGGTACGAAAAAAATAAAATTAATCGTAGACAACAAATATACGACAGAAGAAAAGAGTTGCAATCTTGGTTACAGAACCTTAAAAAAGAATTAGATTTAAAATGTTCTGTTTGTGGAGAAAATAGATTGCCTGTTTTAGATTTTCATCATCGTGACCCGAATGAAAAAGAAGGTAGTATTTCTAGTTTAGTCAATGATGGAAGTTCTAAATCTCGCGTTTTGAAAGAAATTGAAAAATGTGATGTTTTATGTAGCAACTGTCACAGAATGTTGCATTATAATATTGATGAGTCGTATAAAGGTAGTACGTAAGATTTTGGCTCTTATTATGCTGGTTCGAATCCAGCCTCATCAGCCTTGACAAATTTTTAAAAGTATGATATAATAGAGGAATGATGAGAAAATTATTCTGGAACAGGTTTAAGTTTGAACACAATGGGGACGCTGTAACATATGTTTTCCCTTGGGCACGAAAGAAAACTTGGCAACGTTACCTTAGTCACAGTTTTATGTGCTACTTTAGTTCATTAAAATCCTTAGACCTAATGTGGGAATCATATTGGGAAGCATTAAAAAATAAAATAATTTAAATTAACAACATGCTCTCGTATTGGCACTGCCTTCTAAGCAGTTAGCGCATAATGGATAGATGAGGGTTCGAATCCCTCCGAGAGTACTCGAAAAAAAGTCAACGACCTAGGAGGTCAACGATGAATAATAGTACTAAAAGAAAGAATGACTTATTGGGTGAGCCATATGGAACAGCTAACGCTAAATTAAAGAAAGCGATATTATTTGGATTGCTACAAGAGTTAGAAAAAGATGTCTGTTTTCAATGCGGAAATAAGATTGAAAACATTTCTGAATTATCTATTGAGCATAAAGAACCATGGATGAGTTCTAAAAATCCTATAACTTCTTTCTATGACTTAACAAACATTTCTTTTTCTCATTTATCCTGCAATATTGGAGCAGCAGAAAGAAAACAAGGTCACAGAGACGAAACTCCGCATGGTCATTGGAGATACTCTCAAGGATGTAGATGTGAAACATGTGTTTCAGTTATGAAAGATTATTATAATAATAGAAATAAAACGGAAGAACGAAAAAAATATAACAGAGAATATCAAAAAAGCAGATATCATTCAGATGAAAAATTCAGAAATTATTTTCTGGAAAAAGGAAGAAAAAAATCTGATAATACAGGAGGATAATATGAGCCTTGACAAAGCAATTGAACACGGTAAAGAGCATAGAAAGCCCTATCGTAAAAGTAAAGCTATTGATTACTCGTGTAGACCACATGGTTCATGTTCTTATTGTTACGGCAATAGAATACACAAGCACATTAAAAATATAATGAATGTGGAAGATACAAAGTTAGAAATGCACCTATAGTATAACCGGATAAAACCTCCGTTTCCTAAACGGAAGATTGCCAGTTCGAAGCTGGCTAGGTGCTCTTGTAGAAAGATTTGTTCTACATATAGGAAAAGGAGTAGTTTATGGATTTAATTAGTTTAGTTATTATATTAATCGTACTAGCAATCTGTATTTATTTGTTCAATCGTTATGTTGTTCCTGCACTTCCTGCACCTTGGGGTACATGGCTATTAGCACTTTTGGTACTGATTGTAATCGTTTTCCTTCTAAACAGATTTATCGGTTTAGGTCTTTAATAAATAAATAGCTGTCGAAAGACAGCTTTACGACCGATTCGCCAAGTGGCTAAGGCAGTGGCTTGCAAACCCACCATCATCAGTTCGACTCTGATATCGGTCTCTTTCGGAGAGAGATAGGACAGCCTAATTACCTGTCTGACAAGTGGCTCTGCACTTCTCTTTCCAATTTTATCAGAGCACAGAGGAATACCATGGAAAACAAATGTTTATTGTGTGGAAAAATTATTGGAAAAAATAATAAGTTTTGCTCAAGTTCTTGTTCTGCAAAATATAATAATGTTAAGAGAATAAAAAACGGATGGATTTCACCAAAAAGAAACTCAGACAATTATTGTAAGGTTTGTAATAAAGTTTGCAGTAGTTCTCATAGTGGATTTTGCAGAAAACATTGGATAGAAGATACGAATAAAAAAAGAGGTGCTCTAACAAAAAGGCAACTAACAATGGAACATTATTCTTCTTCCAATAAGTATCAATTGATTAGAAACCACGCCAAAGATTTTTTAAAAATAAACAATATTAAAAAAGAGTGCTCAATATGTAAATATAGTGCTCACGTAGAGGCTTGTCATATAAAATCAATCGAAAGTTTTTCTGATGATACTCTTGTGCTTGAAATAAACTCCTTAAATAATTTGATTTATTTATGTCCAAATCATCATTGGGAATTAGATAATGATGTTTTAAAATTGCGGGTATAGTGTCAACGGTAGCACGAGACTCTTCCAAAGTACAAGAACCAGTTCAAATCTGGTTACCCGCTCCTGAAATAAAAAGTAGTCATTTTTATTTTCTCCTTTCGTTGTCAAAAGATTATGCCTCTCCTTCCCCCGAAGAGGCAAAAACCCTTGACAGATTTTAAAATGTGTGTTATAATATAAAAAGTTAATTGCTGATATGAAGGGAAAAGGTATACCTCGAATACTTAGAATATTCGGTTTGGTGGTTCGAGTCCACTTGTCAGCACTTTGAGGGGTGCATAGTAACCCTCCGTTTTATCCGACGAACATGATACCTTTTTTCCAGCGTTCTAGGTAAACAACACTAAGGGGCTTGTTGACCTTAAAACATGACATTTTTGAAGGCAGCGTTTTGAATAGTAAAACTCTCCGTGTCGTTGAGTGTACATAATCCGACAGGGTGGCTGAAAAAAGCCACCTTACGCTTTCTTCGTATAGAGGTTAGTACATTAGACCCTCAATCTAATAACAGGGGTTCGAATCTCCTAGAGAGCACCTTATATCCTGTTCATACAGCGGTTAGTATGAAAGACTTTCAATCTTTCAACAGGGGTTCGAATCCCCTACAGGATACTGAAAGCAATACTGAGCAATTATGCTTTGGTGGGTTCAAAGGATACCGTAACAGTCCATACCAGAATGTTGCTTTCTTGCGCCCTTAGTATAATAGGTTAATATTCAGCTTTCGTACAGTTGAAATCCGTGTTCGAATCACGGAGGGCGCTCTTTGCCACTGACGTATAAATGGTTGTATATCTGTTTGAAGCACAGGGGGATTCGGTTCAATTCCGAGCGGTGGCACTAGGATAACACGACATGAGTATCGTTTTATAGGATAAAATTTAATGTGAAATATTACCGTAGAACAAGCGGTGAGCACATTCTCTACCGCTCCAGGAAAACTTTTTATCCGTTGTACGATTATCCGTAAAAATTAAAAGAGGAGTAAAATGGAAATTTCTGAAAGACTAAATTTATTTAAAGAACCATTAAACTATATTGTAAATCCGGAAATAAAAGCGTTTGCAATAAAAGCAGTTGAAATATTGCCAGATTATTTTTTTGAAATTCCAGCTTCTAGTACAGGCAAATATCACCCTGCATATTCACTAGGCGAAGGTGGGCTATTAAGACACACATTGGCAGCTGTAAGATTTGCTCTTGAGCTTTTTCGTCAAGAAATGTGGAAGTTTAATGATGAAGCTAGAGATTTAATTCTTGTTGCGATTATGGTACATGATGGTTGGAAATCAGGAATTGTTCAGACAAAGTTTAGTGTCACAGAACATCCGTTATTGGCTGTTCAAGCGCTATCAGAAAATGACGAATTAATGGCGTTATTACCAAAAGAGCAAACCGATTTTATTTTTAGCGCAATTAAAACACACATGGGTCAATGGGTTGAAGATTATAAAACCCATAAAGTTGTACTAGAAAAACCAAAAACTATGTCTCAGATATTTGTTCATTTAGTAGACTATTTAGCTAGTCGTAAGTCAGTTTCGGTTGACTTCTCTATCCCACCATCTGCTTCTTAAGCTGGCGTGACGGGAATTGGCATACCTGCTATACTCAAAATGTAGCGTTTGGAGGTTCGAATCCACCCACCAGCACCTAAAATCCCTTGACAAACAAGGGATTTTGTGTTATAATAGGACTATTATGAAAAACAAAAGCGCACACAAAAAGTCTAAAAAAGTTAAGAAACAGTTTATGCCGAATACTTTATTTTTCATAGAAGATAAAAAAGGCAGAGTTAAAGAGCTTTTTACTTCTAGGCAAATTAAAAAGTATTTTACTGTAGCTGTAGGTTGGGAACAGGTTAAGAAAGCAATGAGGAGAATAAAACATGAGTAATCCCATATTTGATGGCGAAATGATGGAAGAGCACGAAAAAGCCTATGAAAAAGTAAGAGAAGATATCGAGTGTATTGCTGGAGCAAACGATTATAGTATTGCCATGGTTGCGGGATATCACGAAGAAAATGATGAATATGAGTTTGCACAATATGCAGAATTTGGTACACCGGAAGACGCTAGTTATGCTTCTATTGCCATTACAAATTATTATTGGGCGCTTCAGGAAATAAAAAAATTAAAAAAAGAAATCCTTATTTTGAAAGAAGAAAAAACCAAGAAATAATGAAAAAAATTAATGTTCTTAGCCTTTTTGACGGAATTGCTGGTGCATATGTAGCATTAGAACGTGCTGGATTTGAAATAAATAAATATTATTCAAGCGAAATAGATAAATATGCGATGGGAATTGCAAATTTTAATAATCCAGACATTGTTCAACTTGGTGATATTGATAATTGGAAAAATTGGAATATAGAGTGGAATAATATTGACCTTTTAATTGGTGGTTCTCCTTGTCAAAATCTATCGCAAGCAGGCGATGGAGCAGGATTAAACGGTAAAAAATCAAAATTATTTTTCACCTTTATTGACATTAAAAATTACTTAATGTCAACTAACAAAAATGCTTATTTTCTTTTGGAAAATGTTAAAATGCAAAAAAAATGGCAAAATATTATGACGCGGCACATAGGATTTGAGCCTATATTAATTAATAGTTCGCTTGTATCAGCACAAAATAGAAAAAGGCTTTATTGGTCAAACTTTCCAATTGAACAGCCAGAAGATAGAAACATTTTATTAAAGAATATTGTTTTAAATAAAACATATTTGGACATTAATGCTGTAATAGAAATTGATAAACTAATTCATAGTAAAGAAGCTTTGGTTTATATGAATAAAAATGTTTCGGGTGGAAGAAATCATTGGGATTTTTTGCATCACTCTGATATTAAAAACGAAAAATCTTCCACTGTTGTTGCAAATTTTTTTAAAGGGGTTCCTTACAACGTGCTGAAAGATTGGGAATGTGTTAGAAAGTTTCATCCAATAGAAGTAGAAAGATTACAAACTTTTCCCGATGGATATACAGAATATTATTTTAAAAATCATAAGTTGTTAAATACAAGCAGTACACAAAGATTAAAAACATTGGGAAATTCGTTTACGGTAGATGTTATTGCACACATTTTGGTATATTTAAGGAAAGATTTAAAATGATTGTTAGAGTTGTAAATTTATTGAATTTATCGGAACAGTTTTATACATGCTCCCCAAAAGAGGCTGTTATCGCGGCCTATGCTCAATCTAAAAATGATTGGAACACATGGGAATATGAAAAAAGATATAATTATTTGCTTGAAGAAACAACCAACATTTTCCTATGTGGAGGTTTTTGTGCCTTAAAAGAAAATGTTGCTCTAAAATTCCAAAAGATAACGGAAGAAAAAACAAATGAATAGAGAAGAAGCATTTGAACTATGGAAAAAAATGACTGATTTTGGTCAGTTTCCTTCTGAAATAGAAATAAATATTATTCAAAATGAATATGAAAATAAAATTTGTGAACTTCATAAAAAGCTTCTTAAAAAGAAAAAACAATCGAGTCCAAATCAGGCTTATAAAAATCTTATGAAATATGGTTTTGAAGAAAAATTACAACCAATTTCAAAATCATATCAAGAAAAAGCTGATACCATTATAAAAAATCACAAATTACAATATGAGCAAATGAAAAAACAACTTATAGATTTTGCTCAACAATATTCTCTCAAAGAAGAAAATAATAAAATTTGTATTTTTACTGAGCACAGCGGAAATTATAACTCACAAGGATACGGGGCTTCTAAATATGCACGTAAGGCCTTAGCAAGCAAAGAATTATTGCTTAATTTATTAGGATTTGATACAAATGTAAAAGAAGTAAATAAACATTATAGCGGATATATGAATTCTATTTATTATGCGGATTATGAATTGTGGGCAAATATTTCACAATTTGATTATCAAATGCTACAATGGTCTGAAGAATTTATTAGTGTCCTTAATTGGGCTGTTCTATGCTGGAAAAAAGGTGTCAATCCAATGGTATATTTTCCAACCCTTTCACAAGATGATTATAAAAAATCTCAAGTGTTATCTTTAGAATGTAATTATGAAATTACAAAAGAAAATATGAAGTTAGAGTTATCGTGGGACGAGATTAACAAATTGTTAAAAAAGATAAAGGGGGATGAATTAAATGAGCGACATAAAAGATTTGGCATCTAAAAAGCTTGCTGAGGCATTAGGATTTCCCTCTGACGATATAACTGCTAATGAAAACGGTACACTGTTAATGCTTAACGCATCCACCAGAATTTCCCGTTTAAAAAGCGAGAATGTTAAAATGAGAGAGGCATTAGAATTTTACGCTGATTTGAATAACTACTTTATTACTAGTGTTCATAGTAACATTAATCAGTCTTTACCTATTAATATTGATAAGGGAGATATTGCCCGTAAGTTTTTAAAGGAGTTAAAACATGAGTAAGCTTAAAAAAGTCTCGTTAATTCTTCACTTTAGACCAAAAGAATTTCTGTTTGGAGTAAAATATGTTATTAATTACATAAATACTCACAAACATTTTCAATGGTTAACCCTGTCTTTCTGTCTGCCGTTGGTAGAACTTATGGTTGTAATTAACACAGAAAGAAACTTTACGCCAGAAGAAGAGGCTCTATATTGAACGAATACTATGTTGTAAATCCTTATTCGAAAGTTTATCATCTTTTAAAAAGTTCTGAGGATTCTGGTATTACTACTTTGTGCGGAAAATTTTTTCCAGACCAAGATGCGTACTATACGTCTGCACCTTACATGATTCCTAAACACCAAAATCCATGTAAAAAATGCCATGCTATTTCTGAAAAAGAAACTAAAGAAAGAATGGAAATACGTGGTGATGATGATTCAGAACGGGTAATTCAATAAAGGAACCCCCCCATTTTCCCCCTGTAAATTTTCCCCCTCCATTTTCCCGCTGTAATTTATTTGGTACAATTATATCATCGAATTTAAATAAAGTCAATAACATAAAGCAAAAAAACAATCTAAATTGTCCGACAAGCTGCGTGATGAATCATCATTCGGGAATGCTGTAAACCACTGTTCGGGAACGTGATAAACCATCATTCGCTAACGCGGCTTTATAGCATTCGGGAGCGCGGCTTTATAGCATTCGGGAACGTGATAAACCATCGTTCGTATAATGAACTAAAGACTACAGCACTAGATTACATTACTAGATTACATCATTAGATTACAAAATAAAAGCAATTGAATTTTTTTACTAAAAATATGAACCCCAATCCATGGCTTTTTCCGCTTATATTTTTCCCTCTGTAATTTCCGTCGGCAGTTTCTTGTGGGGTTAATATTTAAGACCTTAAAACCTACATTTTAAAGCCGTTTTTGACGTATTAACTTGCCCTTCTCCAAGGCGCTATATGTGAAAACGATATGTAAGTCCTCTTTATTCATTTCCGCCAGTCCTAGGGCTTCCTAGGGGCTTACTTATTTTTTATGCTTCTGCCTGTGGGGGTAATAATTTAATAATAATGATGCAACAGAATATGACTCGATACAAACTGAAAAATCCCAAAGCGCTCCTGGGATTTTTTATTTATATATAGGAATTAAATTTTATCTTTTTTGTTTTGAATTGAGCCAAAATTAAGTCGGAATCAAACTTGGAATTAAACCGAGGAATTAAACTCGAACTCGGAATTAAGATGACTAACGTAACTGGCTTCAAAGCACGTTTATAGGTTGCGCCCTGACCTGGTGGCGCGTTTATAGACAGGATTATATGCGTATAGCCAAGCCTGTTTCTTGTTCGAACAAAAGGATTGAACGAATTGTATTAAATGAAACACCAATGCTAAAAAGCACTGGAACAGGCTTACTTTATCAATTGTTATAATATAAAGCTAAAACAAGATAATTGTCAGACAACCGGTAGGATATACTAAATAATTATATGAGCCACTTAAAAGACAGTCGAGAACTTGCACTCGTGATACAGGAATTATACCACACATTTAAAAATATGTCAAGGAGTTCGTGGGATTAATTCGGAATTAAAGCCGGGAATTAAACTCCGCTGTATAACCAAGATATGCGTGTAGCCAAAAAAGATTGCAAGTATTACTCGTTGAATAAATAAGACCGAAATTGTCCGATTTACCATGGATACAAGCGTAATTTACATAATGAAAAATTGTTTTCACCCTTGACAAAATAATAAAAACGCTATATAATGTAGGCATGATAAAACAAATGAGTTACCAAGAATGGAAGGAAATATACCGGCCTATTCGGGAAGAACACTTTGAAACATATGGAACGGCTGTAGAATTCGTACAAACTCAAGACCCGTGCCGTGTGTGGACGTATGCTTCAGAAGAAACTGACTATATTATAAACGGCTGGCATATTGTTAATCGTATCGGCTATTTTATCACAGAAATTCCTTTTGTGCAAGGGGAGGAAATTTTCGTGTTCTGGAATTAAATCTCTTGACATGTTATAATAACGAATGTATAATAACAGAAAAGGATATTAGAGACATGATAACAAAAGAAGCCAAGACATACTACATTAAGACCGGCGGGGTTCGTTGTCCTTATTGTAAAAGTTATGATATTGAAGAACATGGGCACTTCATAACTTATCCGTTAGGATGTTATGTTACTGTGTATTGTAACACCTGTAACAAAAGATGGAAAGACAAATTTACCCTGACTAATATTATTGAAATAGAGGACTAATCGTAAATTTAAACCCTTGACAAATTATAATAACGGTTGTATAATAAGCAATAAGCACATAGAAAAGGAGATAACAAATGGGACGAATGGGACTTGTATCAATGCTCGAAGTAGCAAAAGCGGAAGAGGCAATGGTGTGGCATTTACGCTCCAATCACTATCCCCCTGTTCCTATGTCAATGGTAAATCCATGCTTACGCGCTGTCAAGTATGGCAATACTGGCAAGTGGGACAAACGGGTGCGCTTGCCCGAAGGCGTTCTTTATAAAGGTAAATACAAAACCGCGCCCGCTCGTGACATAATCGAAGCGCATTACCTTGACGCGTTCTTAGAACCAGAAGAAGATTACTTTGATTACGAGGAGGAAGACAATTAAGTTCTTGAGTGTAGCATATAAACCCCTGATTTTTTCAGGGGTTTTCTTTATATATAATTCAAGAGAGATTTACCCCCCTTGACAAATTATAAAGATTATCGTATAATAAAGACATAGGAGAACGAACCATGAAATCGACAGCCGAAAGTCAGGGGTACAAGTTCATTCGATATATTGGAAAAGGAACGGCAATTTTTCGGGATGCCATGTGGGGTACTCTTGAAATATGGCAATCAAATCCTAATCACGCCAGTTATGGCTTTAGTTATAACAATACTGATTGGGAGTTTGTATCAGAGTATGACTATGAAAGGGATAGGGTTTATAATGACTAATAAACGCAATCAGAAATTATTCGAATGTGTTGTAGAAGCCCGCTCCACGCTTTTAGTGGCTGCTAACAGCATTGAGGAAGCCGAAAAAATTGCTCTCGACCTGGTTCATAGCGGAACTTATACGGTTGTACCTGACAGCGATTGGGAACTGGCCGATGAAACCCAGGAGGTTGAGGGGTAAAATACTCCTTGACAAATTTCAAAATTCGTGTATAATAGACTTATAAATCAAACACGCGGAGGGATAAAATGAGCAAAGACAAAGATGCAATTTACAAAGAAAACGGTTTTGAAAGTCGAAGAGATTATCTTGAGTCACTAGCAACCGAATATGGCGTGGATGAGACCATTGTTTTTGAATTGGCAAGCGTACTAGGGCGGAGTGAAGACTTTGATGGGCTGGTAACTGAACTGGAAGACATGAACGAAAATGACCCGGAAGACGAATGGTAGAATATCAAAATTATACTTTTTTGTCACAAAATAAAAGGAGTAAAAATGAAATACAATAAAGACGAAAAAACCCGTAATGCTTTACTTGGAATTCATAAAGGGTCGTATGTACAATTCAGCAATCTTAATGTTGAAACCCTGAAAACGCTCATTGATTCAAATTTTGCTGACCCGGAAGAAAATCAGAATGATTCTCCAACCATTGCTGAATTTTTTGAATTCATGCGAGAATATCCGGAGTATAAAGCTCATGGCTATGCCATCGGATTAGTCCGTTCGGATTATCGTATTTCGATTGAAGGATTGGATGGTTATCCGAAAACAAGCGATTCTTTTACTTCATTTGTGAAAGCCTTTCGCCTGGCTGATACATTCAATGTGACGGCTGGTTATGTTCGATGCTGGTATGATTAGCTCTTGACAAATTAAACAGAACGTGCTAAAATAAGAGAAGTTCCCTCAATGTTTTCAAACTTTTAAAGGAGGATTACAAGTGGCATGGAAACCAGAAGTAAAAGTGCAAGGCGAAGACTCATGGCACAGCAACGCTTTAGTGTTTGAAACAGAAGCAGAAGCACTTGAATGGGCGCAAGGTCTTTTTTGTCGCTGGACATTGACCACGGCTTTTCGTGCGACTGAAGTTGACGGCATTCCCGCTAATTACAAAATGGTTGACGGCGAGGCTCTTGAATTGGATGTATCATGAAAATTTCGCAGCTCATTCAAAAGTTGCAGGAGCAAAAAGCAGAAAACGGAGACATGGAGGTTATTCTTCCTCAGCATTATACAAGGGGAGATGATGAAGTAATTCATGAAGTTTTGGCAAAAGTAAGTTGTGTCGAAGCTCATCTTGACACAAAAGACAATCAGGTCAAGCTGGCAATCTATTAAAACTCAAGTTTTATAATTCATTATGGGAAATAATGGAGATAAAAACGTGAAAATAATCACAATACAGACATCAAATAGAGACCCTCCGGGTCTCTATTATATTGTATAGGCGAAAGGTTAAAATTACTTTTGTCAAGATGACAAATGTCACGACTTTTTTATTACATTTTGACTATTGACTTTCCCCCGATATATTGTATAATGATACTATCTTATTGATTGAGGTAAAAATGCTAAAATTCAGCTTTGGAAATACTAAGATGAAAAAACTTGCTAATTATTTGAGAATAAATAAAAGACAAGTTGCAAGTTTTGACCTTCCCGCTGGATATACTTGTCCTGCTGCGCGTGCTTGTCGTTCCTACGCTCATCGAAAGACAGGGAAAATAACGGACGGAAAAAACGCAGAATTTCGCTGCTATGCGGCATCTGGTGAAGCTTTATATACACGTGCACGTAACAACCGATGGGAAAACTTTGACAGCTTGCGGGAAGCTGGAGAAAACACGGTAGCGTTGATTGAAAGTTCACTACCAAAAGGATTGAAAGTTCTTCGCATTCATTCATCGGGAGATTTTTTCACAAAAAAATATTTTGATGCTTGGGTTGAAATTGCTAGAATTCATCCGGAAATTATCTTTTTTGGTTACACTAAAATTCTCCCCTATGTCAAAATGAATAAACCTGATAATTTTAGTTTGGTTTATTCTTTTGGTGGTACAATGGACGCGCTTGTGACTGACGAACCTGTTTGTTACGTTGTCAAAACAGTTGAGGACGGAATTATGCGCGGTTTGCCTGTTTCATGTTATACAAATCCGGTCGATGATTATGATTATATTTTGGCTGGAAAATCATTTGCAATTGCTTTGCATGGTACACAACCAAAAGGGAGCGGATACAATAATGTTACACACCAACGGAATTAATTTTCTAAAGCGCTTACTTCTGACAGCCGTAGTGATGATTGGGTTTTTCTATGGTTTACCTGTCTTGCTTGGCGCATTTTAATCACTATAAACCCGACAAATAAAGTCTTATTTGTCGGGTTTACCCTGTAAAAATTGGTGCTTGACAAAATCATAATTTCTTGTATAATATAGTTATTCAAGGAGTTAGACTATAATGATTATTATCAAGGATGTAAAACTGGTTGCTCATAGTTATAACTCTAATCGTGGAATAGACGGAGTTTTTAAAAAAGATAATAATTATTACATTACGTTTTGTCATGGAGCGAAGGACGGCTCTATCTTTTTGCAAATGGAAGATTTTTTATATACCATCACCCCTTATCTTATTGTAGATTTTATAAGGGATATATTGCATTATAATATCTCGAAACAAGGTTCTGTTTTTATAACCCCATGTCATCCAAACAAAGTTGTTGAGCGATATAGTAAAGAACTTATTGAGAATAACATAAGTGTTATCGGTAATTGGAATGACAATACTATGTGGACGCCAGTTATAGAAAATAGCGTCTATGAAACAAAAAAAATTATTTCTAATCGCAACGGCATAGAATATTCTAAAAGCAGACCTGATTGTATTTATAGTTTGCAATTAGATAGTGAAACAAATTTTAAAATTGTGAACTTATCTAAACTTTTTTCAGATGAAATTCATGGTGTAATTTTTATCTAAAATGGTACTTGACAAATTTATAAAAAGGTGTATAATATAAATATGATAAAGAATGATGAAATTTCTAAAATAAGAATTTAGCTTCCAAACGGTCGTTATCGTAATATTCGCCGAGTTGTAAGACGTTCATGCTGGACAGGAGTTATAACTGGTGGATGGGCGGGTACTTTATTTTGGCAGTGGGAGGGATATATTTGGTATCAAAAAAGAGAATTGAAAGTATACGGATATAAAACCAACGGGAGCGATATGCCTGACGAATGGTCAAATGATACATATTGACCTCTTGACAAAATTACAAACTGATGTATAATAAATACATAGGAGAATAAACAATGACTATTGTTTTACGCGAATTGCTTACAACCATTTCAAGAACGATTGAAAAAATCCCGATATGTTAGAATATCCTGTGTTTGTTATTGAAACAGGAAACAGCATTTTTCATACCGATGTGTCTATTGGTAATGCCACAATGACCGAAGACGATATTCCTTGCGGTAATTTTGACGAGGACGATATTGGTAGAAAATATGTTGCAATTTTTATTGAATAATCTTTGACAAATTTCAAGGATTATGGTAAAATAAACTCATATTCAATCGGAGGACAAAGTGGAAGCAAATGAATTTGGCCTGCAATACAAAATTGTCGGTATCGGATACGTCGAACGACGTTATAAAAAATCCCTTCATGAAGTGAAATCGAAGGCCGGTAAAGCTTTTCATTCTCCCTTTGTTATTTCGGTGTGCGTGTATGACACAAAAGGGGTTGCTCGTTTATATTTGAAAAAGACCCCAAACGGCGTGGTTCGGGAAGAACGCAATTAAAAAAATAAATAGGACAAATATAACCAATTTTGTCATATTTACCAGGTGTCTTAATAAATGTAATATGAAAGATGTGACATTCCATCCTTGACATATATTGAAAGTGTGCTATAATTATATTTGTAAGGGAGATGCGGTGCAACCGGCATCGCAAGGCGAGAAGAAACAAAAAATAGGTTTCTCGGTGCGGTTTGGTAAACTGCCCCGCCTGAATTAAACAATTTCTCCAAATGAGTTTGGGTGAGTGGAAGGTTCGACTCCTTTCAGAGGTGACTCTAGGGCACTGATGTAGTTTACGCGGAAAAATACACCCGACTTATTTTTTTCATAAAAAAATATAACTTTTATTTTGAATGGTTTATCGGGCAGGGCTAGGCTAGACCTGGCTATTAGGGCGAGAGTATCGGAAGTGACGAGTCCGTAGGGTAGCCGACAAGCGTTCTTCGTCAGAACATATAGGAAGAAGTTCCTCCTGTCCAGTAAGCCATTCAAAACTGATACTTGACAAAATGATAAAAGTGTGGTATAATAAATAAGTACTTTAAAAACGGGCGGTTCATATAGAGGGATTATGTTACTTTTGCAAAGTAATCACGGGAGTTCGAGTCTCCCATCGTCCACCTTCTCTATTTTATGCGCGATTAATATATTTCTGATAAGGCTGAAATGAAGAATGATTCAGCAAACGGTAAAACGGAGACCACAAACACGCCATAATCCGCATTCGTGGTTATGCGGTTAGATAAATTACCACGGTTTGCCCGTGATAACTACTGTAGAGGGGACGTACAACCCAAAGCTTAATTTGTAGTTTAGGCAAACTAAAAACGCTGGTATCTTCCAATGGTTAGGGAACTCGTCTGATAAGCGAGTAATCATAGTTCGAGTCTATGTATCAGCACCTAGAATGTTCGTAAAAAATACCGTCCTCCGAAAGCAGGCGGTATTTTTATTTTTTTTGCTGCTTGACAAACTTATAAATATGAGTATAATATAAGCATAGGAGAAAACGAAATGAAACTAACTCAAATCCGCGCAAACATGACCGTAGTCGAATTAACCAATCAAGTCATTGTGCTGTTCTCATACAGTACCCCTGTAGCAGCTTCGGTTGACGGTAAATTTATTCGCACCGCTTACAAATGGTCAAATACCACCACGCGACACATTAATCAGTGGTTAGACGGTCGAACCGCTGAAATTGTTCCCCAAGAATTTCTGGATGATTTGGCTGAACCAAAAGTTATTGACCCCCTTGACAACCAATTAAAACCGTGATATACTAGGACTATCAAACACAAGGAGACTAAAATGGATTACGAACTTATTCGGGACGAGCAAGGTAATTTGACCGCAATCACGGTCGACGGTAAAAAGGTAAAGCCTGGTTATGTTCGGGGTTGGCGCAAGGCTGAAAAAGCTCCTTATTTTATTCGCATTAATAATGACTGTGTTTTCACCAATCCATTTTCAGGTGTTCGGGTTCGTCTCAATCCACTTGAATCAACTATTTATTCATTTTGTTTTCAGTGGTACAAAGCCTATGAGCGTGGTCAGGAAGGTAATTTGCCGGTTCAAACCTATGATGACATGAAATACTTTTTACTGGATTTGAACCCTGACGCTTATTATGACCTGTTAGATTAGAAAAATATTTATGTCTATAATAGTCAACACATTGACTATTATAGACTATTTATAGATATAATAACCAATATATTGACCCCTTGACAAATATTCAAAACGGAGTATAATATAACTATGAAACTCGATAAGGCAAACTCACGCGATAAAAAGCGTAATAAGCGCAAAAGTGGTATGCGCGTTGATGGGGCAAGTGTACGCTTGCTTGTCCGTATTCAAATCAGAAAATCTGGAAGGGGAGAGGTATAATATGAAAATTGGAAAGTATCTTGTTTTTGTCGGTTTTTCTTCTTCTTTTTGTTTTAGGCATCTTACCTTTTCCGCTGGAGTTTGGAATGTACGCCGTTTTATTCGGATTGGATTTTTACAGATTGATATTTTCGGATAATGTATCTCTTTATAAAAGATGTCTTTTATAAGCATTATTTCCACCGACATTTCCGTCAGAATTTCCGTCAGAATTTCCACCGACATTTCCGACCCTATTTGCCCGATTTGCCCGTGGTTTAATTCCTCCAATTGAATATAAAAGGGAATTAAAAAAAAATTGATGCTTGACAAATAAAGAAAACTGGTATATAATATATATATCAAATCAAATGGAGACAATTACATGGAAGAAGAAAAATTTATCCCCTTTACGAAAATCTCTCGCCTCTCTCGCGATATGATTGTTACAGAGAAAATCGATGGTACAAATGCTTGTATTTGGATTGGTGAGGACGGCGAATTTCGCACCGCGTCTCGCACTCGCTGGATTACCCCCGAGAATGATAACGCTGGCTTTTCTCGATGGGCACACGAGCACAAAAACGAACTTATGCGCTTGGGTGTTGGTTATCACTTTGGTGAATGGTGGGGTCAGGGTATCCAACGCAATTATGGCCTGAAAGAAAAACGCTTCAGCCTGTTCAATGTCAGCAAATGGAGCGACCCGACTATGCGTCCTGCGTGTTGTGGGGTTGTTCCTACGCTATACATCGGAATGTTTGATACAGAAATGGTTGGGCTTTATATGTTTTTTTTGAAGAGGGAAGGTAGCTTCGCAGCTCCTGGCTATATGAACCCGGAAGGAGTTGTTATTTTTCACACCTCCAACGGTCAATTGTTCAAGAAAACATTTGAGAACGACGAAAAGGGGAAAGGCGAAAACTAATTACCCTTTAAATTAAGCTGGAATTAAAGTCAGAATTAAACCACGAATTAAGCCAAGTGGGAATTAAGTCAGAGGCTCAGTATTTAACACAAAAGAAAACGGAGAGGGAAGTTCCTTTTCGTTTTTTCGGCCAGCAACAAAAAATATATAACAAACTAGACAAAAAATGTCTAGTTTGTTATATATATAACGTTTGTTCTAATCGTCGTATCCTACCCCCACTCTCCTGACCACCCATCGCCAACGTCGTCTCCGTCGTCGTCGCCAGCAAATTCGTTATCGGGGGCGATATCACCAGCGTCTGCGTCCTCGACCTCAACCGTCTCAACGTCAAACATTTCAAACCGCTCGACGCGAGCATCTTCACATTCCTGAAAAAATTCGTAATCACCAGTGAAATTGTTATCCATTTTGCGCTCCTCAATCAAGATAATATCATTATAAACGATTATATATTATAATGTCAATAGGGAAAATGTAATAAAATGTAATAAAAAAGATATGACATTTGACTATTGAAAACCGGTTGACAATGTTACTGGTATCTGGTATTATTATATTATCTCAAACAAAGGAGCTTCAAATGACCATCGTTTTTGTTCTCGAATACACCATGCTAGACGGTTACACTTTTATTCTTGGAGATATCGCTTATCAGGCGGAGGAACGCGCTCAAGACACAGCAGACCACATGATGAAAACCGGGAAGTATAAATCGGTCATAGTAAAGCATTGTACTGTGCTCTCGTAAGAGAGCACTTTTTTTGTTTATAAATAAGATAATTTAGACCTTTTTTGTGGGAATTGCCCTGTACGATTTATAAAGGCCAGAAAATTCTAATCTAATATTCTATTGTATTTTATTATAGAACATAGTATAATGATATTATCTTACGATTAGGAGCACAAAATGACAGAAAAAATTGTTTGGGACAAATCGTTTTCTCTATGTGTGGTCGGGCAAAATTCTTCCGTTGACGTGTGCATATGGAAGGATGGAGAGATTGTTGTGGCAAAAAATTTACGCGGTATCGGATGGGCAAAATTCAGCATGAGCCTTGAGGAAGCAGAGGAAATTGTACGAGAAGCAAAATTATTTTTGACAGAGCACAAAAAATAAGAGTAAAACCCTTCGGGGAGCGGAAGGTTTTATTTATAAAATTGGTTGCCCAAAAAGCAATATTGCTGCTTGACATTGCTGCTGGTATCTGTTATGATATATATATCTCAGAAACGGAGCAACGAAATGACCTCTAAAACTTCCGCACAAAAAGCAGACGAGTTGAAAAACCAGAAAAAGGAAGGAAAATAACACGAATATTGAATAAACTCTAATCTAACGTTCTATTGTATTTGATTATAGAACAGAGTATAATGGTACTATCTCACGAATAAGGAGTTTGACATGTTTGAAGCTTTCATGGTAATTTTTGTACTGGTTTTGGTTTTTTTGCTTTTCCCGGTTGTCAAAGCCATTTTAGATATTTTATTGGACTGGTAGAAAATGAATATTTTAGCAGAATTTGAAAAGCGTTATAATGGAGACCCAAGCGAAACGGAGAAAATCTGTCAGGAAATTGCAATTGAAAACGGTTTGGATATCGAAGAAACAATGGATTTTGTTTATGTTCATCGTTATGAAAATGAAGAACCGGAAATAAATAAGGAGGAGGAAGAATAGAATAAAAAATGTAAAATAAGATAAAATATATATGAATTGTGAGAACTTGGCCAATGCCAAGTTCTTTATGTTGCGAAAGTTTATATGACTACACGCATAGAAAATATGTTCTAAGAATTGTGGCATACCTCCCGCACCCGGATTATACCATGCCGAGCGTCATGCTGTCAAGTGACAAATGTCACGGAAATTTGTTCTGTTATGAATGCGTATAGCCAGCAGCGCTACGCTTGCTGAACGCGTGGGCTGTGCCCTGGTGAATTGGACTATTTAGACCCTTTTTGTCCGAATAAACTCCAAAGCGACACCCCCCACCGGAGCGAGTGGGGGTCTGGTCGCTTTCGTGTTACCGTGAGGAGCTTCTCAGTATCTCAGGCTGTCGACCTCATATAGTAATTATACCACGCTGGCAGAGCACGTATAGTGTCATTTGTCATATATTATTTATTACATTTTATTACAATTTTACTCTTGACAGTAGATATAATTCTATGATAAAATACTTATATCTCAAAGCAGGAGCGCAGAATGAATCCTTTCGATGACAAAATAGATAATTTTGACGGTCGTATGGTGGTGGTAAAATCACTGGTAGGCAGCCATAATTATAATCTCAATACTCCGTCAAGCGACCGTGATTACAAACTGTTTGTATGTCCCACATTCAACGATTTGTATGATGGTACGCGTTATGTAAAATCAGAGCAGAGCGCAACGGTTGATTATACGGTCGCTGATATTCGTAATCTGTCAGATTTATTCTGGAAAGCAAACGTCAATTTTATTGAAATTTTGTTTTCAGTTGATTTGTATTATCATGCTGGCTTGTCATGGATTTTCAAAAATGCTGAATTGCTGGCGACTATGAATTTACCAGTATTTTATAAATCGGCAATTGCAATGCATCATAACAAAATGAATGATATGCATAAAGGAACGTCAACGACCGCTGATATTGTAAAGCGTTATGGTTATGATACAAAACAGGCATCTCACGCGCTACGCTTATTGTACACGGTCGCGCATGTGGCAAACGGTCTGACTATGGGACAGGCGTTATGGTTTCATGGTTACGAAAAGAAAATTCTGTTATCAGTAAAAAATCACCAGATGACAGAAAATCAATTTCATAAAATTGTTACGGTCTGGCACAAGAAAAACGATAACCGCGTTGCCGATTGGTTTGCTGGTACGGTCGCCAACGAAGCACCCAAACAACAAACGGATGATGTGATAAAGAATTTCGTCAGGATGGGTTTATAACCCATCTTGACCCCGTGGTGAATCGGACAAAAACTGTCCGATTTATCTTATATTGCGGTGTTCTATTATAGAAAATTAGATTAGAGTTTATAGCAATATTCTAAAATCACTTGACAAGTATAAACAGTATGATTTATAATAGTACTATCTTACTTGAGGAGCGCACAAAATGTCACATTCCGACTGGCTTTCAAATGTTTTCAAACCATCAGAATTGCGAAAAGCTGCACGCGGTATCGCCAAACAAATAAAATTTGACCGCGCAAACGGCATCCATATAAACGCTATCGCTGTCACTGGCTTGAGCGGTTTGACGTTTGGAACGGTCTTGTCATACATGACCGGTTTACGATTGATTGCTCTCCGCAAAACCGATTACTCTCATTCAAGTTATACAATCGAATATGATGATTATCGGATAGGATATGCCTATTGCATCGTTGACGATTTGATTGCTTCGGGTGATACCATGAATAGAATTATCCGTAACATGACGGGTGAAAATGACGCTTTTCACTGTGAGAAAATTTACTTGTATCATCCATCCAGCAGCAGCGACGTGTTTATTGACGATACTGGCAATAAAATTCCTGTATACCCGTATCCCGGTTAGGATACGGCACATGGCGAATTGGACAAAATCTATCTTATTATATTCTATGTAGTGTTCTATTATAGAACGTTACATTAGAGTTTCAAACGAGTTTTCAAAAACGCTTGACAAACAATAATTATATCGTTATAATGGTATTATCTCACAAATAAGGAGCTTCAAATGACCACCAACACCACCACCAACACCACCGCTGTCAGCACCGTCAAAGTCGGTTTTGTCAAACGCTTCAAAGTGACTTGCGCGGTTTGTGGCAAGAAAGTTTGGAATGATGCGGCAGAGTACCACAAGAAAGCAGAACATCCTTATGACTAAAAAAAAGAAGGCTCTCGAAAGAGAGCCTTCTTTTTGTTCTATATAATAGAACATTACATTAGAGTTTACACGAGTTTTATAAAACCTATTGACAAATAAAAATCTCAGTTGTATAATGGTACTATCTCAAATAAAGGAGCTTTTCAATGGACAGCGAATTTGGCGGTTTTGAAGCGGATTTCATGGATGCAATGAGCGACTTGTGGCAGGAAGCACGCGACGCGCAACTGGAAGCCGACGTTGAAGCCGAAGCGGAACGGGAAGCCAAAGCGCAGGCTGACAAGGATTGGGAAATGCTACAGGAAATGAGAGCGGAGTTTCACGAGGAGGATTGGACAGACTAAAAAATGAAAGCTGGCGAAAGCCAGCTTTTTTATCGCTCTTAATTCAGACAAATCAGACCGTATTTGTCTGATTTGCCTAGCCCCATGCGTATAGCCAGTATAGAACACTTGCGCTAAGAATGGAGGCACACCCTCCGCATCTATAGTATAGCACGCGCCAGCGCGTGTGTCAAGCAGCAAATGTCATAAAATGTAATAAGAAAAACATGACATTTGTCATATTGTAACGGCTGGTTGATTAGGCGTATAATAGTACTATCTCACTCAGGAGCTTTCAAATGAACAAACTCTACACTTTCACTTACAAGACCACTGACGACAAACAGATAACTCAGAAAATCTACGCGCCAGATTTCGACAAAGCCATGACTTACTTATCACAAGATTGCGAAGAAAACATCATCTGGAAAACACTAAAGCGTATCGTATAAAAATCACAACAAAATAGCCTGTGGGAGCAGGCTATTTTTTTTTTGTCTGATTATTAGAACAAATGTACATGCGTATAGCCATTCCGACATGTTAGAACGCTTGTTCTAAAAATATAGGTACACCTCCCGCATCTATAGTATAGCATATTCGTCAGCGCGTGTCAAGCAGCAAAATGTAATAAGAATAATATGACATTTAGTATGCGTATAGCCATACAGTGTTTAATAGAACAAATATTCATGCGCATAGTCAAAATATTATAGAACAATGTTTCATTCGTATAGCCAATCCTGGTTATAGAACGTTTGTATAGAACATTTGCTCTAAGAATGGAGGCACACCCTCCGCGCTTTTAGTATATCATAAATGGCGCTCTCTGTCAAGCAGCAAAATGTCATAAAAATGTCATAAGAAAAATATGACATTTGTCATTGCGTATAGCCAACTTATGTTAAGAATATTTGTTCTATTAATACAAAGTAGACCTTTTTTGTCTTAAATGCCCCGTGCACCACGGGCGTCTGTAGCGTTATATATAGTACATGTGTTTTATTATAGTATATGCGTATAGCCATACAGTACGCAACAGTAGATTATCCATTTGTATTTCCTTCTACGATTTCCGTCTACAACGCACCTCATATATGTAGTGTGCAGTACTATGTATTGTATAGTACTATAGTGATTAATCATGTGTGTATGCAGTACTAACATGTGTTATAACTAAAAGACTTATTTTTATTATTTATTATAAAGATAAATATAATTAAATAAAATAAATAAAAAAAAAGATAGTCGAAGCATCAGCCGGTTCTGTTCTAAGTACTCTAGCACATATGTTCTATTATTGCATCCTTTTGACTTGGCATCGCTCTAGGTTACATGTATGCGTATAGTCATATTGGGCTACTACTCATGCTCAACCCCTTGCGCATAGGCGGTACTATCACAGCACATATGTTCTATTATAGAAAGGACATATGTTCTATTATCCTTTCTATAATAGTATCCTTCCTACCTAGGTGGGTGGGTGCGCAGGTAGCGTGTGTGTGGTAGCGTGTGTGTATGTGTTATGTATGTAGTGTGTGTATGCATTATGTATGCGTATAGATATATTATTATAGTATATATTATTATAATTATATTTATTATTATGTGTGTGCGTGTGTGTATACGTAGCAGGTGAGAGAGCAAAGATATTTATTTTATTTATTTATTTATTTAATTATTAATTATATTAATAAGATAATTATTGTCAACATTATTATTTATCAAACTAATTACTGCACGATACATATATATTTATATCCCCTGTAACCAGGTGGCGGGGGTATGGGGTGTATGCCGAATTCGGAATTAAGGAATTAATTCGGAATTTACACATCTGACTTTTTGGAATTTGTCTTTTGTACTTAAGATGATGTAATCACAGGCTTTCTCTTTTTTCACCCCTTGACGGATTTTCAATTCTGTGCTATAATTCCCCCTATGGAAAACAGAGATAACTACAAATATTTTATAGAACTTCATAGTGAGCATTGCTGCCCACGGTGTGGCTGTAAATACGATAATAAAGATTGTCCTGTGGTATTAGGAAAAGTTCAGGATATATCACAATGTAAAGATTGTGAAGATTTATTTGATGATGCTATCCAAGCATTTTTTTAAGTTAACAGAGAAAGAAAAAGAAATTTTTATCAGAAAGGTAACAAGAAAAACAGCATGAAAACTATTAAGAAAGTAAAATGTGTTACCGATATACGACCTCAATATTTGACATTTGGAAAGATATATTCGATTCTTGAAAAACTCTACACGACGGACAAAAACGGAAAACCAATAGACATGTTTAAAATAAATGACGATGCAGGGCGTGACCGATGGTATTGTGCTTCTTGGTGGTTTGAACCTGTTTATGGAAACGAAGAATATGAATAACATCATGACCCCTTTTGAGCTTTGGCTTAGGACAGGCTTAGTCTTTGTTTCATTGTGGCTATTGGGAGTATGGATAGCCAAAACAGTCGATAAGGATGAGGGAATAATCGTACAGTTCTTGGCTGGAGCTGTCGGTATTATAATTTTCATATTCTATGCTACAATGTTGATTACATATCTAAAATTACTATAAAAAGGAAGTGTGATTATGATTGAGTTAAAGGGAAAGTACAACACAGCAAAAGTCTTCACATACAATATAGATAACACAACCATTTCTCAGGTAATCGAGTTATGCAATCAGGAATTCGTAAAAGACGAAATAATTCGTATCATGCCGGACTGCCACGCTGGTGCGGGATGTGTTATCGGAACGACCATGAGCTTAAGCGACAAAGTTGTACCTAATCTGGTTGGGGTCGATATCGGCTGTGGCATGGAAGTATTGCGTATAGCCAACAAGAACGTCGACTTACAGGCATTGGACGAGAGCATCAGGCACTTAATTCCTAGTGGTTTTTCAGTCAGGTCAAAACCACATCACATGGCATCTTCGATTGAATATGAGCGTATTAAAGCAGAGGGCATTAACTTTGAACGCGCTGTAAACAGTATTGGTACATTGGGTGGCGGTAATCATTTTATTGAGTTAGATGTAGATGATTATGGTAACTACTACCTGGTTATCCACAGCGGAAGTCGTAACTTCGGAAAGCAAATCGCTGAGTATTGGCAGAAGGTCGCTATTGAAACCACCAAGCGTGAGTATGAGACCGACGTTAAGCAGTTAATTCAGTACTACAAGGATACCAAAAGCTACAGCTTAATCGAAGGCGCAAAGTCAGAAATCAGCAAACCACCTAGCGACGCTTTATGTTACTTATACGGTAAGAGTTTCAGAGATTACATCAATGATATGGAAATCGCACAAGGATACGCAGAGGCAAACAGAAGGGCTATGGGTGAGATTATTGTTGATGCAATGGGGTTCAAAGTAGACGACGAGTTTACAACTATCCATAACTACATTGATGTTGACCAGATGATTTTACGTAAGGGTGCAGTATCAGCAAGGGTAGGTGAAAGGTTAATCATTCCTATCAACATGAGGGACGGTAGTATCATCGCAACTGGAAACGGAAACAAGGATTGGAATTACAGCGCACCCCACGGCGCAGGTAGGTTAATGGCAAGGGGTGAAGCTAAGAGAAACTTGACCATGGAGGAGTACGAAAAATCTATGGACGGAATTTTTACGACCAGTGTAAGCCAATCTACTTTGGATGAGTCACCTATGGCATACAAGAACATGGACGAAATCATTGCTAACATCGGTGAGACCGTTGCGATTGATAAAATAATCAAGCCAATTTACAACTATAAGGACAGTGGAGATTAAAATGGATATGGATGAGGAATTTGATGAACGTATTTCTCTAAACCCGAAACGGGTTACGAGAAACATATATATCAACGAAGAGCGATATGATGCTTTACTCGCCAGCGAGAAGGAGTTGTGGGAGTTACGAGAGCAACTACGCTGACGATTGTGCTCTGAGGAAAAGCCACGGGTAAAAGGGTGGTATCCGGCATGGTCAAAAACAAAACACGGATAACTTTTAGAGGATAAATGGTTTGATGGAAGATGGTGGCAGGTAGACGACGATTATGAGACCATGGTGTATTGGACTATGCCACTTCCCTCAACACCAGATGGATTGGAGATAAAATGAAAGTCGATATGGTATGGACGCAGAGAGTAATCGAAGCGTCCGTTACAACTACAGCCAGTGTGGAGATTTATCTGCATACTTTTATTCAAGAGCCACTCGAAAGCGGTGACTATTGGGTAACCGATGGATACAATATTCACAAAGCTTTTTACAATATAGAGCTAAAGTCTTGGGGGTATTTATCAGCCTGATAAACATGGTGTCATGAGGCACTGCTATACGGTGGATGATATGAATTTTGATATCAGATGGTATGCGGAAATGAAATTCCCGTTTCCGCTTCCTGTCGATTTAGAATAGAAAGAAGGTTAAAATGAGTGATGAATTATATGATGAGCACTTAGACGCTCCAGCCTTGAATAAAAAAACAATCGAATATGTTAAAAAAGAAAGGCATGAAGCTCTTCTTGTGGAGTTAGAAAAAGTCAAAGAAGAACTTCTTTCTGAACAAAAAAGAAGCGACCTTCACGCTAACCTTAATCGGGAAGTCGCTAAGTCTCTCGGCTTAGAGTTTGGTCAAAGCTGGCACGACCTGCCAAAGCGTGTGAAGAAACTCATGGAAGAAAACAAGAGCTTAAAGGGGTTAATCAAGAGACTTTATAAAACATCTACCTATTCTGAAATAGATTGTACCATGTGTGTTCACTGTGGGGAAGATGATTATTATCATGAAATTAGACACCAACCAGACTGTCCGATGCTGGATGCTAAAAAATACACTAGCGATATCGTCTGAAAAAAGCCACGATAGGGGTCAGGTTATAGGTGGGGGAAATCGAGCCTTCTCACGCCTGCGGGAAGACTTAGTTTGTTTGTAGACAAGTGTCCTGAAGTCACACACCTTATTTTTTTTAATTTTGATGAAAACCGCTTTGACTTTTTTGTGAAAATTAAACATAAATTAGTTGGCCGCATAGTGGTTTTCCACGATTCGGGAGTGTGATAAACCAACGTTCGGGAACGCGGCTTTCCACGGTTCGGGAACGCGGCTTTGTAGCATTCGTATAATGAACTAAAGATTACTACACTAGATTACAAGTACAAAGTAAAAAATATTTTTTTTGAAATTTTTTAAAGAGTAACCCCGCTTTTTTGTTATCATAAAAACTGTCAGTGGATGCATAGATTGCTCGGCTATACGAATAGACTATACGCATATTTTTTTATTTTAACTTTTTATCCTTTTATTTTAGATTATTTTTGTTATTTCATCGCATGACATATTTGTCTTTATTTTTATATTTGACTTTTGATTTACCTTTGATTCACGTTTATCTTACCGGCTTCACGATATATTGACTTCTCGACTTCGTAAGATAAACCTTGGCTTTGTAAGACAAGTCTTGACAAATCAGACAAAATGTGGTATAATTATACATGTGAATAATATGGAAGTTTACTTGGAAAAAGGAGAAGGGAGGGAAGGGGGAACACAGAGTGAAAGGAGAAAAAAATTAATGCAAAATGCAACGTATAAACCGTGGTGTAGTCTGCATCGACATTTGAACACTGAACAAATTGTTACTTATTACAACAATAGTGCTGTGCTCGTGACAAGATGCAAGCATTGTAAAGCAGAGATTAATCGTAAGATTTATCGGGCTGATAGTGCTCCCTTGACAGTAAGATAATTTTGTGGTATAATTGACTTATCACTGAACAAAAGGATTGATATGAAGATTGTTATAAACAAAAATATGGCGGATTTGATGTAAGTCATAAAGCCATGTTGTTGTATGCAAAATTAAAAGGAATTAAAATTTATCCTTATACTTATGAGCCAACAACGGCAGGTGATAAGTTTACTCCCTATTTATTGGAAGAAGATGATGATAAAGACGACTACAATAAGAAAGGATACCTTCTGTATTTTAAAAAGCCTCTTGGTAAAAAATCCACATTTAAGCAAATAGAGTTTAGTAAAACCAGAATGCTTACATTTGACTTTGTTCGTAACGACCCTATTTTAGTACAGGTTGTTGAGCAATTAAAAGATGAAGTAAATACAACATATAGTTTTTTGGAAGTTATTGAGATTCCAGATGATATTAAATGGTATATTTATGTTAGCGACGATGGTACGGAATGTGTTCACGAAGAACATAGAGTTTGGTGCTAATTAAAATCAACATTTTAAAGGAAAATTTCCGTGGCTATAAGCAGAAAATTTGGAGACATATTAGATTTTACTGAAAACATAATTGTTCAATCCGTAAATCATCAAGGAGTAATGGGTGGTGGATTGGCTAAACAAATTGTAACAAAGTATCCTATTATAAATAATGAAAACAGTGTATATCAAATAATGTGCCGAGGAATGTATTTTGAGGACATAAAAATGCACGGTTTTGTTTCTTGGTATACCATTCAAGAAAATAAATTTATCGCTTCTATTTTCGGACAAGATGGATATGGAAGAGATAGGCAATATACAGACTATGTAGCATTAGGGAACGGATTAGATAGTGTTAGATTGTTTGCAAAAGAAAAACAAGCCTCGATAGCGATTCCTTTTATGATGGGTTGTGGGCTTGGTGGTGGTGATTGGAGCGTTGTATTTAACATAATCGAAAATTGTTTTAAATATTCTCCTGAAATATCAGTTTTTATTTATGAGCTATTATAAATGCTTAACAAAACATTAACACGTTTTTTTATTTATAAATTATTTGGCGGTATACTTTTTTATATAAACATGTTTGTTAAATATGGAAAAACTCCAAAACAGGTAAATTTAGAAATAGAAAGTTCTCGATGGATTCTTGATAAAAAAAAGAATGTTTTGAAAGGATTGTTATGAAAGTATTAGATTTAGGTTTTATTGATTTATTGGATAGTATGGGAGACGATAATCGAATTGTTACGGCAGCGCGAGTATCTTATTTGGAAGTTAGTAAAGGTAAGGATGCCGATGCAAAACTGATTAAATATCTTTTGAAAAATAAGCATACATCTCCTTTTGAACAAGTTGAGTTTCAATTTTTAGTTAAATGTCCCATATTTGTAGCTCGTCAATGGATGCGCCACCGCACATGGTCATACAACGAAGTGTCCAGACGATACACTTCTGAGGAAATAGAATTTCATATTCCATCAGAGTTGCGTATGCAGTCGCACGACAATAAACAGATGAGTAAAGACGTTATTGAAAACCCAAACGGACTTATTGAAAATATTAAACGCCTGACTGATTTGTGTTATAGCGCCTATGACTTTTTACTTGATTACGGCGTTTGCCGTGAACAGGCGAGAATGATTCTTCCTGCAAACATGTATACCTCATTCTACGCGAAAACAGATTTACATAACCTTTTTCATTTTTTAGAATTAAGAAATCACCCTCATGCACAGGAAGAAATTAGATTGTATGCACAGGCAATTGAAAGCCTGATTGAACCAGTTGTGCCTGTATCTTACAAAGCATGGAAGGAGTTACGTGATAATGATTAAGAATAGAGTGCGAGATACGGACAAACAAGTTGAAAAAATGGTAGAAAATTGGGATATAGTTAGATGCAAAATTTGTCGAAAAAAGATTTCAATGTTAACGGCCATGTCTATAAATGACGGTGAATATTTTATATGCCAGGCTCATAAATGATAAATCCTGATGAATATGTAAAGGCTCTTCTAACAGAGATTGAGCAAAAAAAGACTTCTGGATTAAAGGGATTTTTTAGACTTAATGACCGTGTTCCAGATTATGTTGTCGATTATGCAAAAAATTATTTTGCTGTGAATACAAGTTATTCGATTGAATTTCGGAAATGTAAGTCTTGTCTTGGAACATGGGATTTATTAGTGTTTTTCTAAAATTCTAATATTCAAGGTCTTGACAAAACTGGATAAATATGATATAATTAATTTTAAGATTGGAGAAAAGTTTTGCCGAATTATAATTTTAGGAAAGATTTACCGATAGCAAAAGAAACAGAAAAAGAAATTGCTTTAATGTTAGAAAAAGAGTATAACGCTGAGATATTGGAATTTGAAAATACAAATAAGTATGACATAAAAGCTTGTATTAAAGGTGAGGAAGTTACATTTGAAGTTAAAGAAGATTTTACTTGTGAAAGAACAGGTAACATAGGACTTGAGTTTGGATGTAGAGGAAAACCTTCTGGAATTGAAACCTCACAAGCCGATTTTTATATTTATAAAATACATACAAAAGATTATGGAATTAAATACGTCATACATAAGGTAAGTGAAATTAAACGTATGATTGCTGATAAAGAATATTTTCGCATCGTTAATGGTGGCGATATAGGTTCTAATAGTATGAATTACTTATTTAAATATGATACTTTCATTAAAACAGGAACAATTTTACCCCTTGACAAAATATAATAAATATGGTATAATTAGTCCATATTAGAAAGGAGACTCAATATATAATTGAATAACAGATGAAGATAGTTATGTTGGTAGATGGAACAGAAGAAAACTTTGAAAATATGATGGATGCCGTGGGAACACGAGAATCATTTTTCATCGACACACAGAATTGTGATGAGGCACATGAATATAAATATTTAACAAGTAGTATAGGACTTTTTTCACAATCAGATGGCGAGGTAATGCTTGCCAAGTTTTCAGGAAAAGAAAGCATAATCAAAGATTTAGGCGACGAACGTCCTGAAATGATTTTGACTCTTAGTGACAAGAAAAACAGTAAATATTACACTGAATGTCCGAGAGATACATTATTAGACTTATTTAACATTTTTGAACAGGAGATAGTTGATGGAATTAGAACTTAAAAAAGCGCAACGTAGTAAGGCGTATTTAAAGTTAGGATTGGCTGCACCATCAGGTGGTGGAAAAACATTAGGCGCACTATTGATTGCATATGGCTTGATGAAAGAAAAATATCCAACCGAAAGTGATGCATGGCTTTGGTCAAAAATCGCAATCATTGACACCGAAAATGGCTCGGGTGAATTGTATGTTGGTAGTGAAGTTGCTGGAATAAAGATTGGTGAATATAACGCAATTACGTTAAAAGCTCCATTTACTGCCGACAAGTATACAGATTCTATTGAATTATGCGAACAAGCAAAAATGGAAGTTTGCATTATCGACTCTTCAACCCATTTGTGGACAGGCGAGGGTGGTTTGCTAGAACAGCAAAGTACTATTGCGAAGAGAACCAATAACAGTTACACTGCTTGGCGTGATATCACCCCACAGCACAACAAGTTTGTTACAACTATGTTGCAGACCCCGATGCACATTATCGCTACGATGCGTAGTAAGCAAGAGTATGTTCAAGAAAAAGCCGATGGTGCAAGTAGAAGCACTGTTCGTAAGTTAGGACTTGAACCTGAACAACGTAAAGGTATGGAATACGAATTCACCGCTTTCTTCGAAATCAATGCTGAGCATGAGGCGTTTGGTTCAAAAGACAGAACAAGTATTTTCGACCAGAGCACGTTTAAGATTACCCCTAAAATTGGACAGCGTTTAATGAAGTGGCTTGAAACAAACACAGTTGATACTGAACCTGTTGTTATGGCAACTTCTCACAAAGCTGAAAAGGCTGTTGCTGAGGTAGGAATTAAAACTCAGATTATCGACCTTTGCAAGATTTTAGGTGGAAGTAAAAACGAAGAACTTATGCAAATTGTCAAGAGTTACGCACCCAATGGTAACCCAAATTCGATTAATGATGATACTAAACTCAAGAGCTTGTTTGACCAATTGACAGACCTAAAGGCTCAAAGAGAATTACTTAAAGAAGAGCCTCAAACTGAAGCTCAAGCGACCGCATAATTTATTTAGATTACAGGAGACTATAAAATGGCAAGTCATATTCAAAGAGTTGAGTACGAAGGTTTTTTGGGTGCTGACCCTGAAATGCGTTATACCCCTGCTGGCAAGGAAGTTACTAATTTTCGTGTTGGCTCTACCCGTCAATATAAAACAGGAGACGGTACGATTGTTAAAGAAACAACTTGGCTTAAGGTTACCGCATGGGGAAAACTGGGAGAAATTGTTAATAAATATTGTGAAAAAGGTTCACACGTTATCGTTTTTGGAATATTGCGCGTAGGAGAAAATGGTTCTCCGTCTGTATACGAATTGAAAAGTGGTGGTTATGGTGCATCGTATGAGATTACGGCTGATTCAGTTCGCATTATAAAAGGTAAGGCTAATCTTGACAATGGTTCAAGTGCTACTGGTCATGATTTTCCTGATGATACTTCTGGCGACGACGAAATTCCGTTCTAATTTGTAAACCGTGAGAATATAGGGACTATAGGCTATAATACTGTAGTCCCTATTTTTGTCTAAAAAAGAGGTTTAATGAAAAAATTAACGAATTACATTAATGATTTAGGCAGAGTTATTGCTTTTTATCCCGGATTAAAAAAGATTACCGGCTCTACAAACGCAAGTATTTTGCTATGTCAATTTTTATATTGGTCTGATAAGACTAGAGATAACGGTTGGATTTATAAGACAGCCGATGAAATTGAAGAAGAAACAGGATTAACTTATTATGAACAAAAAACAGCCAAAAACATTTTGGTATATTTAGGTATAATTGAATCTGAATTTAAACGCTTAGACCATACGTCTTGTTATAAAGTAAATCAAGATGTTTTAAATACATTGTGGGAAGAGGTTGATACGAAGACAAAAGTGGTAAAAGAAATACCCACAGGATTATTAAAAGGTGAACAATTGTCTCTTCCAATTGAAGATTCTATAAGCGGTAATATTTTAGCAGAAACTTCTGCTTCGGTCATTACTTCTTCTAGTCCTACAGCAATTATTTCTGATTCTCCTATAGTTAAAAAAAGCAGAGTTGAAAAAAAAGGTGATTGGCTAGATGCAATGATAACGTTTAATCAATCTCCACAAGCTAAAAAATTGCAAGATAAAAAAGAAATTAAGGAGTTGTTTGAATCTAGGTTGCATATAAACTTAAACACTCCCGCATGGAGCAGTTTTATTGATTTTATTTATATGAGGCAGGAAAAGTTTAAAGAAAGTCCGTCCAGATTTATTGATTGGGCACTGTCTAACGGCTTTGATGCGGTATATTGGAATGCCAACAAAATGATGTCGGTTTATCCACAAGCTTTTGTTAATAATAAAGCTGATAAGCCTGATAAAGCTTTTGTTGAAAAATTGCCTGAGCGCAAAGAAGAAAGTTATGCGCCGATGCCAAAGGATTTATTAAAGAAGAAAACACTAGATTAGGAGATTGGTTATGGCAGATTTGCTTAGAGAGGCTCTCGCATACGCGAAGAGAGGGTGGTACGTTTTCCCTTGCCGTGAAAAGCCCGGAGAGCCGTTTCTCAGAGAGGGTGAGACAATTATCCCTCAAGAGAAAACCCCTTATACCTCACAGGGTTTGAATGATGCTACCTTAGATGATGAGCAGATTACCTTGTGGTGGACGAAATTCCCGAATGCTCTTATTGGTGTGAACGCTGGAAAGTCTGGTTTATTTGTAGTTGACATTGATAAAAAACATGTTAACGGACTTGACACATTTACGCAATGGAACATTAATGATACAGCAGGTTTGCATTCTATAACCCCTTCTGGTGGTGTTCACATTGTTTTTACTGGTACTGGTAAGTCTACCACGAACGGTAAGACAGGTATTGATACTAGAGGCGATGGTGGTTACTTTATCGTACCGCCTAGCAGGATTATTGTTGGCGAACACGCTGGTGAATATAAATCCTTTGACGATTGGGGAAGAATACCCGGTTCAATTCCCGATGGACTCATGGGAAACCTGTTTCCAAATAAAACTACGGAATATGTTCGTGGCAACTCTACTCTAGAAAAGAAACTGCTTTCACGCGCTACCACCACGTTTATGACAGACGGTGCTATGCCCGGTGGAAGAAATCAGTCTTTGTTTAACGCTCTATGCGATTTTGCAGGATGTGGATATAGCAAAGAAGATGCGAGAGAAATTTTATTTCCAGTTTCCACTCGAATTGGTTTAGATAAAAGCGAATTCGAAAACACGTTACACAAGGCTTATAGTCGAGATAGAACCGCAGCTATTCCAGATTCTATTCAAGAAAAAATCGCTGCTGGTGGTAAACATGTTGCAAGCAAGATTACGTTTGAAGAACAAACGATTATCGAAACTGCTTTACTTGCTTGTATGCTTATGGATAATTCTCTTATTCCGATTGTAAATGATATCTTGAACGTAGACGATTTTCAGGGAATGAAGAACAGAATTATTTTCAGGTCGATTATAAGAACATACACTACTGGCGTTAAAGTAGATTATTTGACAGTTTCAAATGAAGTCATGAAAGAAACTGAGAGAATTTCCTTTGATGATATTTCTAGAATGATTAACATTTACGTTCCTGAAACCGACAATGTTTTGGCGTATGCCTACATTATCAAGGAAAAAGCTTCTGTTCGTAAACTAGAGGCTTTGATGGACAATAAGGAAAAGTACTTCAAAGGCAGTTTGGTTGAAACGATTGCGAAATTGGAGGGGGATATTTCGGACATTGCGATGTACGGAGGAGTTCGCTCTACCAATGTTCTATCTGCTAAACAGGCTACCGAGTTGGTGGCAGAACAAACAAGGCAGATTATATCGGGTGAAATCGAACAGCTAAAGATTGGGTTTGTGGACTACGATTATCATATTGGTGGCATTTATACAAACGAATTGGTTGTACTGGCTGCTAGGTCTGGTGATGGAAAATCCGCCTTATCTTTAAGTATTGCTAATCATGTGGCTTTAACTAATCAAAAGCCTGTGGTTTTCTTCTCACTTGAAATGTCCACCCACGAATCTATTTGCCGTTTGATATGCCAGTTGACAGGCTTGCCTTTCAAGAACGTGTATCAAGGTAAATTAAAAGAAGATGAGTGGAAAATCTACCAAGAAGCTATGGATAGAATTTCGGCAAGTCCCCTGTACTTTGATGATACGTTTGGTATCACCGTTCCAGAGTTGCGTTCTAAAATCCGTAAGCTCATGGAAAAGGATGTAAAACTTATCATCATCGACCAGTTAGAGCAAATCAAGGGTTATGAGGGAATGCCTCTGTACGTTCAGTTTGATAAGATAGCTTATGACATTAAGAATTTCACACAGGAATTTAACGTTCCGATTATTCTAAATCATCAGCTTAATCGTGGTATAACTGACAGGAAATTAAAAAATCCTGAGCCTATGTTACAAGACTTGAATCAGGCAGGTGAAAAACCAGCTAATCAAGTTTGGGTTATTACCCACCGCAAAGACGAAAGAGGAAAGATATTACAATCTAAAGTTAAAATTCTTAAAAATAGAAATGGTGCGCGTATTGAGTTTCCAGTTACTTTTGTAGGTGAAAGAATGCTGTTCTCAAATCCTGCACACGGAGAGGACGTTGAATTTAATGACGAAGATAATCTTAGTAACGACGAATATCAGTTTGAGGCAGACGAGCCTAGTTGGGCACACAAATGAGTGAATATGATTTCATCGTAGATAACATACGATACTCATATTCCTCAGTGTCCACCTACGAAACATGCCGTTACGGTTTTAAACTTACTTACATTGACGCGTGTCCTAGAATAGATAACTTCTATTCGGACTACGGAAAATTTACTCACGAGTGTTTGGAAAAGTACTTTATGGGTGAGCTAGACTCTTTTGAGCTTTCCGAGTATTATAGAGATAACTATGACTTTATGGTACACGGTGAACCTCCTGTTGGGAGTGCCGAAGTGTACAGAACGCAAGGACAATACTTCTTTGACAACTATTTCTTAAACAGAGACGACTATGAAATTCTGGCAACAGAAAGCACAATCGCATTTGACATAGATGAAGTATTGGTTACTGCAAGACCAGACTTGGTTTTGAAAGAAAAGGCTACAGGAAAAAGCGTTCTTTACGATTATAAGACAGCAATGCCTTTTAGTGTTAACAAATACACTGGTAAAGAGACAGTGGATAATAAAAAGATTAGCGGGTTTTATAAACAGATGTTCCTCTATACATATGCCTTGCGCGTACACGAGAAGATTCCGATTGATAAAATCACGCTTTTATTTACCAGAGCTAACCGTGAAGTAACGATTGATTGGACACCGATTAAAGAGATAGAGGCTATACAGTGGCTAACGGATACCATTAAGCTGATTAAGGACGACAATGTTTTTCCTTATAATAACAGCAATCCGTTTTTCTGTAACAACCTTTGTAGCGTTAGGAATTTTTGCGAGTACAGATAATGAGAATTAGAACTAAAAACTATTGGCTATATCTTACCATTGAAGGTTGGTTTGGGTTTGGATATGTTATATATAAAGGACACGAGTCTAGAAGATTCCTTTGGTTTTTAGGGTTCTTATGTATTGAAGGTATAGACAGGCGTGTATATCCAAACGATAAAGGCTTTTGGATATATACAATGTCTTTTCCTAAAAAAGAACACGATGGAAAATGGGAAGGTTGGTTATGAGATACGCTTACGACATTGAATGCTACCCAAATTTATTCACGGCTACCTTCGTTAATGTTGAAGACGATAAGGATGTGCATTCTTTTTGCATTGGCGTAGGCAGGGATGCTCGTGCTGGCTTGGCAGTATTTTTGCGGAACAGAATGACCCTTGTAGGATACAATAATCACTCATACGACGACCCTATGCTCAGGTTTATTTTAAAATACAAGGGTTCAAAATTAAACGAAGATTTAAAAGAGCTATCTGATAAACTTGTCAATGACATGTATCGTAGTGAGAAAGAAATATTAAAACTTCGCTATCCTAGAAACGAGCCTTCTCCATGGGATTCGATTGACCTGATGAAAATTATGGCTTTCGATAAGCTAGGAGTTTCTCTTAAACAGGTTGCAATTAATTTGAAATGGCATAGAATTCAAGACTTGCCATATGAGCACTATCACCACATAAAGCCAGAAGAGGTTGAAACGGTTTTAGATTATAACTTAAATGACGTTTTAATTTCTAAAAGGCTTTACGAAGAGATTACCCCTTTGCGAGAGCTTAGGGACGAACTTTCAAAAATATATCACGTAGACCTTACCTCTGCCTCTGACTCTAAGATGGCTAACCTTATTCTGGAAAACATTTACCAGAACGAGTTAAAGATGAATATCAGTACCATTCGAGATATGCGTACTCACAGAGATAAGATTCTCTTAGGTCAGTGTGTTGCAAAATTTGTGGAATTTAAAGACCCTTATTTGAAAGAACAGTTTGACGTTATAACTTCAATGAAAGTAACTCAGGCTAACGGATTTAAATATACCACAAAAATTAATTATGCTGGATGTATCTTTACAATGGGTATTGGTGGCTTGCATACAGAAGATGAACCTGCTGTATTTGTAACCGACGACAAGTATATCATTCGTGATATGGATGTTTCCAGTTACTACCCTAACCTTATAATCAACAATAACTTTTATCCTCAGCATCTTGGAGAAGACTTTATCAGAGTTTTGAAGAAGATTACACAAGACCGCGTTGAAGCTAAGAAAGCCAAAGACAAAGTTAAAGCAGAGGGTCTTAAGGTTACGGTTAACTCTATTTTCGGTAAGTTAGGTTCTGAAACGTTTTGGTTAATGGACGCAAAGCAAATGATTTCGACCACGTTGAGCGGTCAAATGGGGTTGCTTATGTTGATTGAAGATTTAGATGCAAACGGTATTCAGGTAATAAGTGCTAACACAGACGGTGTTGTTTGCAGAATAGCGCGAGAGTTAGAGGACAAGTACTATGAGGTTGCTAAGAATTGGGAAAAGAAAACCAATCTTGAGCTTGAATTTACAACCTACAAAAAGTATGTTAGACGTGACGTTAACTCGTACATAACTGAGAAGGATGATGGAACGACCAAGGAGAAAGGCGCGTTTGTAAAGAAGGTGGAGCTAAAGAAAGGCTATCACATGCCTATTGTAGCGAAGGCTCTTCACGCCTACTTTATTCAAGGTATTCCTGTAAAACAGACTTTAGAAGAATGTAAAGACATTATGGACTTTTGCCTTTCTCAAAAGACAGGTGGTGGATTTTCAATTGAGTTGCATACAACAAAAGGCGTAGAGAGGCTACAAAAAACAAACCGCTACTTCATTACAAAAAAGGGTGGTGCTCTTCTAAAGCGCGGAGGCAACAACAAATTAATTGGGTTGCAGGTTGGGCGACTTGTGCAAGTTTTGAATAATTATGACAAAACAATTCCTTTTGAAAATTATGCGGTAGATTTATCATTTTACGAAAAAGAGGTTATGAAGATTGTCGATGAAATTGAACAAAAACAAATGTCACTTTTTGACGTTGCATCTGTTGGCAATTCGTCCATTAAAAAAATGGCAACACCGGCGAATAGTCCACCAGAACTTCCGCCTGACGAAAGGTTCACAGTAAAAAACTTAAACAAACTCGGTAAAAATCAGCTAACTTGGAAACTGTATATGATTGTTGATAGCAACAGGATAATAGAGGACATAGACCCCCATTATGCTTATGTTGCCAGCTTCAATATTGAAACAATGGAAGCAGATGTTTACAGCCTAGCAAAAGGAACATACCAGATTTTAACGGTTGATAAGAGGCTTTACAACAAAGCTAGATTACAACACGGTCAACTGGTTTATTGTACAAAGTTTAAAAAGCTTGAATACGGTTATGAACTTGTCGAGTACAAGATTACTGACAAGATTGAAGAGCGAAAGGATACGCTACTATAATGTACAGCATTTACGATAAAGAGAACTTGGGTTTTGAATATGACGACGTTCTGATTATGCCGAACGCGTCTAAGGTTTCTTCGAGAGACGATGTTGATATCAGTGTAAAGCTGACACCAACTTTGACCTTGCAGTTTCCTTTGATTGCTTCTCCCATGGTGGGAGTTACAGACGGAAAATTTGTCAGTCAACTTTCCAAATTGGGTGGGCTAGGCATATTTCACAGATTCTACCCTGACTATGATACCATGAAATATGATATTAGAGACAACATTAGTTTATCTAAAGATAATTTCGGAATGTCTATCAAGGTTGGGAGTCCTGATTACATAAAGTATTTGCAAGAGTTTGACCCCACTGTTCTGCTCGTAGATACGGCAAACGGTTATACCGAAGCTCTGGTAAATTACTGTGAGAAAATTGCCAACTACATATCCAAAAACAAGCTGAGGACTCTATTAATAGCAGGAAACGTTGCTACCATAGAAGGTCTTTCTAATCTTCACAGTGTTGGATGTGACATTATAAGAGTCGGAATTGGGGGTGGCTCTCCATGCTCTACCAGAAATCAAACGGGAATTGGTGTTCCTAACCTAACGGCGATAATGAACTGTTCTGGAAAAAATAACGGGAATTACAAAATCATTGCTGATGGTGGAATAAAGAATTCGGGTGATTTTGTAAAAGCGGTTGTTGCCGGAGCTGATTTGGGAATGTCTGGAAAGTTATTTGCTGAATGTTTTGAAGCTCCGAACAAAGGCACACTTTACGGAATGGCTAGTAGGACACACATGAAAAATACGGATACCGAGATTAAATCGGTTGAAGGCATTGACATTCCTATTGAGAAAAAACATTCCTTGGAACAGTTTGTACGTGAGTTCGGGTACGGAATAAAAAGTGCCGGAACTTATTTGAACGCTGAGAACTTGAACGATATATGGATATACGGCAAGTTTATGAGGGTTACCCCTAGCGCAATTAAGAGACTATAATTTTGGAGAAAAGATGATAACGTTATACCAGCTAGACCAATCAGGAAACACAAAGGTATGGAAAACATATCTTATCGAGAATGATAATTATACCACAATCGTAACCGAAAGCGGACGACTGAATGGTAAGATGATTAAAACTGAAATAAATATAACCGAAGGAAAGAACGTCGGTAAGGCAAATGAGACCACTCATTACACTCAGGCTTATTCAGAAGCTAAATCTAAAATCTCTTTAAAACTAAGAGAAGGTTATACCGAAGATTTAAACTCTGCTAAAAAATCAGCCGTTCTTGGTTCTGGTATTCCTAGTCCGATGCTTGCTCAAAAGCATTCTCCAGATGGAAGTCAGTCTAGCTCAAAGACACTAAAGCAAATCGGTATCTTAGAAAAGCAGATTGTGGTTCAACCAAAGCTGGATGGAAACCGTTGTTTGATTGTTGTTACAGATGGTGTTCCAAGCATGTACACGCGTAAGGGAGACCTTATGCCCGTTCAGCTAACTCACGTTTTAATGGACGTGAAAAATAAACTGAACGAAAACGAGAACATAATTTTGGATGGCGAACTGTTTTCTAATGAAATATCTTTTAACACTTTAAACGGACTCATTAAGAGGTCTACCGTAACTAAAGAGGATGAAGAAAAACGTTTGAAAATTAAATACCATCTTTATGACACAGTTATGGACAGCGGATATGAAATACGTATGGAGTTAATCGCTCGTTTCGCATCCGAGAACATTATGGTTGTACCAAGTTATACGATTATTGCAACGGACGACCTGATTAAACGTTATCTTGAAATGTTCCTTTCGGAAGGACACGAAGGATTAATGATTAGACAGCTAGGAATTCCGTATGAAAACAAAAGAACTTGGCAGTTATGCAAGGTTAAAGTTTTTGAGGATAAGGAATTTAAGCTAATCGGTTTTGAAGAGGATGTTCGTGGCGGTTTTGTTGGAGCATTTGTTATGTTAGGGGAAGATGGAAACAGTTTTAACGCTGGTGCATCTGGACAATCGGTAGAGGAGCGCACAGAAATGTGGAACAACCAAAACCGTTACGTTGGAAAAATGGCGACCGTAGAGTTCTTCGGTCGTAGCGAATACAACGTTCCACGCTTTCCGAAGTTTAAAGGAATAAGAGAATGAATAAATTTACAATAGCCATGGACATTGACGATATCTGCGCGAAGCTCATGGACGAATGGCTGAAACGCTACAACGCCGACTATAAAGACCGCTTAACAGAAAGAGATATTTTGGGATGGGGCGTAGCCAAATTTGTTAAGCCTGAATGCGGAAATAGAATGTACGAATACCTGCATGACCCCACAATCTACGACGATGTAAAGGTAACAAGGGGTGCTCTGGAAGGAATTAAAGAACTTCGTAGAATGGGACACCGTGTTGTATTTGTCACGGCTACAGCAATGGGGTCTGCTGGAAGAAAATTCAAGTGGCTGAACGATAACGGTTTTTCAGTTGAGCTAAAAGACTACGCTGAAATTACTGACAAGTCGCTTATCCGCGCCGACTTTATGTTTGACGACAGATATGATAATGTAAAAACTTTTATTGGAACAGCCGTTTTAATGACAAGACCATGGAATAAAAACGAAGTGTATCCGATAAGAGTTACATCGTGGAAAGAATTTCTTAACATAGTGAGAAAGGCAACGAAATGATTGTAGTAACTATTTCTGGAAAAGCCGAAGCTGGAAAAGATTTTACCGCCTCCATTCTAAAAGAGAAGCTTGAGGCTATGGGTAAAAAAGTTTTAATCGTACATTATGCTGACTATCTAAAGTTTCTTGCTAAACAGTACTTTGGTTGGGATGGTACAAAGAGCGAAGAGGGAAGAAGAATTCTACAGTGGTTAGGAACAGACCTTGTTAGAAACAGGCAACCTGATTTTTGGGTAGATACAGTTTGTAGATTACTGTCTGTATTATACGAAGACTACGACTTTGCTCTTATTCCAGATTGCAGATTTCCGAACGAGATAGATAAGATGAAGATGTGCTTTACAGATACGGTATCTTTACGGGTCGGAAGGTTAAATCACGATAACGCCTTAACCCCTCAGCAGAGATATCATCCGTCAGAAACAGCACTCGATAATTATGAAGGTATAGACTATAGCTTTTCTGCTGAATCAGGACGAGAATTTGTTGAGCACGAAGTTTATAAGTTTATTGAGTTTTTACATATGAGGAGAATGATATGAGCGAATATGTTTTAAAAAGAGACGACACAGGAGATTATTTTGTTATACTTGAAGACCTTCCGCTGTGGACGAGTAGTATACAACACGCTAGAGTATGGAAGGGTTATAATCCATTGAGGTTTTTAGCCAAATGGTATCTTACTAAAAAATACAGACCTGTTTCTTTTAGAAAGGTTGCTAGATTAAAAGCAAATATTGATTCACAAAAATTCACAGCAAAGGGAGGATAACAATGACAGCAAAAGAAATGTTCCCCTCTGTTCGTCCGACTTCAAAAGTAGCGAAACAGATTTTAGAAAAAAGGTATTACAACAAGGGATTAGGTGAGACAACTTGGGAACAAGTTGCCGATAGAGTTGTCAATGTTGTACTTGCCGATGAGCCTGAGAGTGTGCGAGAGTATGCTCGTGAAATGATTCGTAATACTTATTTTGTACCAAACTCACCTTGTTTGGTGAATGCTGGAAAAAGCGGTACGGGTCTTGCTGCTTGTTATGTGGTAGATTTTCCTGATACTATTGAGGGTATCTTCAAGACCAAGTTAGATTTTGCGCTAATTGCGCGTAAGGGTGGGGGATGCGGAACATCCCTAGAAAAGATTAGACCAGAAGGTGCTCCCGTTGCAGGAAGCACTCACGGCTATGCAGGTGGTGGCGTTAAATTTGCAGATACAATTTCTCATGATGCTGATGCTTTAACTCAAGCTGGATTTAGAGCCATGGCAATCATGTTTACACAGTCAGTTTATCATCCTGACATTTTAAAGTTTATCACGGCTAAACACGAAGAAGGCAGAATTGCCAATGCCAATATTTCAGTTATGGTTGACAACGCCTTTATGGAAGCGGTTAAGAACGACGAAATGTATTGGACTCACTTTAACGGGGTCAAGTACAAGGAATACAGTGCTCGTGAGGTTTTCAAACTTATCATGGAAGGCGCGTGGCGTAACGGAGAACCCGGTCTTTTGTTCAAAGATAGCATTGAGAATTCTCCATACCACGAATCAGGACAGGAAATTTTCAGCACAAATCCTTGTTCAGAACAGCCTCTCCCTCCGAATGGAGTTTGTAACTTGGGGTCGTTTGACCTTTCCAAGTTTACAATGAAGTACCAAGATGGTAGTGTAGATATAGATTGGGGTAAGTTAAGATATGCTGTAGCACTTGCTGTCAGGTTCTTGGATGATGTTGTAGATAAAACAACCTATCCGACCGAAGGCATTCGTGAATGGAGTATTGCTAACAGACCAATTGGGTTAGGAATAATGGGTCTAGCAGACTATTTCTTGAAGAAGAAAATCGCTTACGGTTCTCAGGAGTCTCTTGAAGAACTCGAAGGGATAATGGAATTCATCAGCTATGAGGCTACACAGTATTCTCAGCTATTAGGAAGAGAACGCGGTGTACCAGAAGAAGCTCAAAAGCTTGCTAAACCACGCCGTAATATTACAGTCATGACGGTTGCGCCTACGGGCACGATTAGCCTGATTGCTGGATGTAGCTCTGGAATAGAGCCTATTTTCTCGGAGATTACAATCAGAAATGACAAAACTGGTACATACACATTTGAAAACGATTTAGCTGATAAAGACTATTTCAGATGTGCTGTTTCATCCAACGGTGCTAGAGAGGTTACTTGGGAAGAGCATATTAGAATGCTTGCGTCTGCTCAAAAACATGTTGACAGCGGAGTTAGCAAAACAATTAACTTCCCTACGAAAACTCACCGTGAGACCATGGAAAAAGCTGCAATGCTTGCATGGGAATTAGGTTGTAAAGGTGTAGCAATGTACCGTAACGGCTCTAGAAGGCAAGAGGTCTTAAGCCCAAAGAACATAAAGAAAGATAAATGTCCTGTTTGTGGTAACGAACTTATAAATGTTAACGGAAAGCAAAAGTGTGTTACTTGTAAAGAAGGGGATATTATCGAAACAACGGTCGGCTCTTATGATTCGTAGAGAAGAATATAAAGACGACATAATTATAATTCATAACCGATATAGATGTATAGAGGTATTTTGCTCTTCTTGTGGAAAATCTTTAATTAAACAGACAAGCGAGGTTCGAAGAAAAAAGAAAGAAAAAACACCTTTTGTTTGCAAATCCTGCACTTTGTCAGAAAGAAATAAAGCTAATGCTTTAACACACTGTAGGGATTGTGGGGTGTTACTGTCTTCCGAAAACGAAGTCCGTCATGGAAAATACAAAACGCGTGTAGCTAGATGTAAAAGCTGTTACAGTATCAGGTTAAAAGAGAAGTACAGAAATGCGAAAATACAGGTTATAGAGCATTATGGTGGAAAATGTTCGTGCTGTGGAGAGTCTACATATGAGTTTTTAACAGTAGACCATGTAAATAATGACGGAAAAGAACATAGAACATCTGACCCTTTCTCCAAAGGAAATAACCTATATAAAACTTTAATACGAAAAAACTTCGAGGTTGGTTATGAGTTACAATTACTTTGCTGGAATTGTAATGAAGCAAAGAATTATTATGGAATTTGTCCACATCAGAAAAACAAAAAGGATTAGAAATGGATATAAAAACTTATAAAGAAGCTGCTTGGCGTACTTCGGCTAGATTAGCCACTTATAAAGACGATGCTTATCACATGATTTTCGGAATGGTTACCGAAGTTGGTGAGTTAGCAGATGTGTTTAAAAGGAATCTCGCTTATAAAAAACCTATTGATTTGATAAACGTTCAAGAAGAAATAGGAGATTTAATGTGGTACATTATAAATTTCTGTACCATTAACGGATTCGAATTAGAAGATATTCTATATCAGAATATCGAAAAATTAAGAGCCAGATATCCTGAAAAGTATACAGAGTATGATGCTCTAAATAGAGACCTAGAGAAAGAAAGAAAAGTTCTCGAAGGACAAAAACAGTAAAAAAATACGGCATATCTTAATTGATATGCCGTATTTTTATTATACTTGTTTTGCGTAAGCCATGGAGATATAGCCAGTTTGACCGTATAGTTTACCCCAACCGTTTGCGATTGCGGTTATTTCTACAATCTGACCGTACTTCAAAGTTCTCAAAACTGTTCCGCTAACAGGCGCGTCCCTAACGTTCAAGACCGACGCTGTAATCATCCACTTGGTTGTCGAAACAACAGGCGGAGGTGGAGGTGGTGCACTAATCTTCTTAGCATAATATAACGAAGCATAGCCTGCTCTATTATACAATTTACCCCAACCGTTCGATACAGATGTTACCCCAAATTGTTCCTTATAGGCTAATGTACCGATTTTAGTCGAAAGCGCGGTAGGCTCTGAGCGAATGTTTAAACCCGTGGTGCTCCATACTTCCCATTTTTCTATGAGAGGGTCAGGCTCAGGCTGAGGTTGTGGTTCTGGCTGAGGAAGAGGTTGTTTACCACAAATAGCCTCAATAGAAATAGTTGGATTTACCCAAATATTTAAATCGAGAGGCGATTGCTGTCTTCCATATATGTCTCCATAAACACCTTGCGCCATGAATTTATCCCCTGAGAACTGCCATAGTAAAACCTTATCTTTAGGATAAGAGGCAGGAAGCGTAGGAATAAGTCTTCCAACAGGAGCGATGCTTTCGAGATAGTTCCAGTTGGTTGTTATCTTATTAGTACCATAAAGGCTGTAATCAGCCCAGTGAGTGTATTTATCTGCGAGATAGTTGTATCCTGCTTTGCAATACGAATTCAAAAACCATGGTGCTGAATATACAACAATGTTGTAATTTGTATTACTAGTGAAATAGTTATAAACAGTTCTGAAATGGTTTAACATTCTCAAAGGGTCAATAACAGGAACAGAACTTTTTGCTATCATTCCCGCTTTCATTTCTGCCCATTTTTGCCAATCACCCCACCATTGTTCAAAATCTAATACAATAAATCCTATTTTTTTATTGGTAATTAATCCAGCAAAAAAAGAGGCTTGCTTGGTTGCATCATAAATAGGGTCTACCCAAAAATAAGGAATTACAGTTATTTCGGCGGTACGTGCTCCCGCATAATGTTCTTCGAATCGCCTATCTATTGTTATGTTACCAGAACCGGCTTTCATCATAATGTAATCTTGACCAATAGATTTTAGATAATTAAAATCTACTTTTGGCTGATATCTTGAAATATCTTGAATTATTTTACTTGCCATTAATTACTCCTTTTTTTCTTAATACTTTTGAAGGAATTTCAGGTCTTGGTAATGGTATAACACCTGCCTCTTGCATTTGCTTGATTAATGTCTCGTTATATAATTTTGCACCTTCTAATTCTTCCTTTAAAATGAGTATTTCTTCATCTTGCTCACGTATCTTAATTTCCTGTATGTCTAATCTATCGGTTTGTTCTCCAATAAGAATGTTTTGATTAAGTATAACTTTATCTTGTTCACTAACTCTGCCTTCTAAAGTACAATACAATTCTTCTAATCTGTCATATTTTTCTTGCGTCCTTAGAGTTTTTTCGGCTGCTTTTGTAGCAAGTTCGTCTAGTTGGTCTGCGATGGATACTTCTTTACTTCGGTTATCTAAATCCACCCCTTTTAATTCTTTTGGCATTAGTTTTCCAGACCTGATAATAGAATAAATACCTGTAATAATTGAAATAATTCCTACTGCTAAAACCCCTAATAACCATCCAATTATATTTTGGGCTTCTGTAATTTCCATAAACATCCTCCTAGTTTTATAGTCAATAATGTAGCTCTGGCACTAGATACTAAAATACATCCCGTTAAAAATATAACTGGTCTTATAAATAATATTCCGTAACTTGTTAGCATAATTGGTTTTCCTAAAAAAACACCTACAAGAAGATATGCAAAAACCAAAACAAATAATGCTGATACTAAAATAAAGTATATTAACAACCACGAATATACTGTTTTTTCAGATACTTTTAATATTTCCCATCTATAATATATATGAAGAGAGTATACAATTATAATTAGCGCCATCATTAGAATATCGAAAACTCTTTGTAATGATATTAAAAAGTCTATATATTCCATTTTACCTCCTATTTTCTATTTAATTTTAACAATAAAAATTACTTATCATAACCCCATACTTGTATCGAGGCTGTAAATGTTAAACTTCCGCTTGCAAGAATTTGATAATAAATGTCTCCATCGGTATTGCATGGAACAACAACCTCTGCTCGATTTGTTCTTGTGCTTGATGGAAAGCACGGAATCATCATTCCTTCTCCTGCTGTATTATTGGGAGATAAAATCAAGTAACAATCCGTAGACGATGCAGAAGTATCTATAACAGAAACCCTAAATAAACCAGCTTTTATATTGGAAGGTGTTCCAAACACTACACTTAAATCAATTAATGTTTTAGCAGTAGTAGGATATATATCACCATCCCAAGCGGTTGAGGTTAGTGGCGCAGTCAAATATGTCCAGTGTTGTGTTTGAGCACCAGCCCATATAAATTCACCAGAAGAATATATAAAGATATTATATACTCCTGCTGTTAAATCTCCTGCGCTTAATGTTAGGTTTGTTGCTCCGATTATTTTTTTCAGGTTTTTTGCTCCCAAAGAATTAATGTTTAATGTAGAAGTTCCTGTTGTGGTTGTATCTACAGTTAAAAATATTTTTAATCCTTCAAAGTAGGAGGTTATTTCTATGTTAGTTGCTGTGTAAGTTGTTCCATTTCCAGATGCTATTATATTGTGTAGTTTATCACTTTTTAATGAGATTAAAGACCCACTAACACCAGCAAAAGAACCGCTAACTTGTCCTGCCCATGTATCTATTTTTCCTGTATTTGAACTGCCACTTGTTCCGTCTTGTAATAAACGCCAATCCAAAAAAGAAACTAAACTACCTGAAGATTGACTTGTTACACTTAAACCGAGGTTGGGTGTTGTCATGTTATATTCCTCCTAAAGTTAATATTATCCTGTCTTTGATATAGAAACATGATTATATCCTCCATCATTGTGTAAAGCAAGTGCTGACCCTGAATTTTGAACAACACGAATGTCTATATATTCTCCTGAAACTAAATATATAGTGTCGGAAGCAACTAGTGTTACATTGCGTGTAGTAGTTGATTCAGAAACATATTTGATTAGAGTAGAATATGAGACACCTCCTTTATATAGATTAGCTTGTGCTCTTTCTCCCAATGCCCAAGCTGCGGTAGAAGTAAACATCAACATGAAATCTATATGATGATAGCCATCTTGTCCTGTTGGACAGGTATATTTCCAAGCTGAACCGGTAGTAACCGCTCCGTGTGTATCAAATGTTTGATTACCAAAATCAATAATTGTCATGGATTCATTTGGAATACTCTGACCAGCATCAGTTGTATAGCGAGCAGCAACAGGGTTTATCCAACTATTTAAGAATCCATTTGCGTCTGCAATTGGTATTTTAGAGGCAGTAGGTGTAGCAGTTGCATTAGCTGGATTTTGTTCAACAAGACTTCCAGAAGTTAAACTTGCCAATCCACCGGCTATTCCTTTACTATTAATAAAGGTATCTATTTGTGTATGGGTGTTTATTCCGCTTCCTGAAATCGAAGAGTGTGCTATTGTACCACCATCTCCTCCTAAATGGTCGTGCGAGTCCCCATTGGTGACCCCTTTGGATATTCCTGCATAAATGGCATCAAAGTAACTTTTTAAAGATGATTTAATGCCTGCCCAACTTAATTTTCTTTTTATGCCACCACCAATTGCTTCATCTTCCATTAGCAATCCGCTTCCTTCGCTTATTGGTAGAGCTTTTTCGGTTAGTGCTAGAATTTCCCCATTGATATTTTTATGAAATACGTTGCTATCCATCGGGTATAAGGTGTCAAAATAATCTTTTAATGTTGCTTTTATATTAGCCCAAGTTAATTTTTTCTTAGAATAAGTAAATGCGCTATCCTCAATTATAGTTATATCTGTGTCAACGGGAGTTGTTTTTCCAGTTATTCCATTTATTTCTCCAGACGTATTTGAGTGAATTGTTGTCGATTCGTATCCAATCCATATAAACTCTCCTGTGCTATATACAAATAAATTATAAGCTCCTATTCCCAAATCTCCTGCGCTTACATCTGTTCTAACCCCAGCTACTAATTTTTTTAAAAATTTATTACCCAATCCGTTAATATTTAATGTTGTAGCTCCCGTATTATTGGTTGTATCAAGAGTTAAATTAATTGTTAATCCTTCAAAATATGAGAGAATATCTGTTTCATTGGCTGAATATGTTGCACCATTTCCTGTTCCAATTATAAGGTGAACCTTTTCTTCCAATATTTCTGTCATAGAACCAGTGACTATTCCTGCCCATGTATCTATCTTTTGCATGTTGGAACTACCGCTACTTCCGTCTTGTAACAATCGCCAATCTAAGAAAGTAACTAAACTTCCAGAGGATTGACTTGTAGAACTTAGTCCTAGGTTAGGTGTTGTCATATTATATTTCCCATTAACTTTCTGAAAAATCTAATTGTGCTAAAGTAGATGTATCCATACTATTTAATTTTCCATCACCATATTCATTGTCATAATATGAAAGAAGATGAAGAATCCCCACTATTAAAACAGCAATAAAAGTTGTTTTTTTTACTGATAAATTTGTATTAGTAAATCTATCAAGTTCATCAAAAATATTTGTAATAAGAAACTTGGATAATTTAACAGTCTGTATCCATTTTTCTGTTGCCTTAGAGTTTGCCACAATAAAGATTTTTTTAATTTTTAAATTTTGAACGAAAGACAATAATCCAGAATCTATTATTAAAATTCTGATTTTATTAACTTTCATGGTAGCAGTAAAACGTGCAAGAAGATGTGCTATCGCCGAAATAAAAATCTTAGAAATTTTTAATCTAAGAATCCAACCAGCGGTTGTAGAAAATTTTTCCACAAGTGTTGTAAATTCATAAGTAGTTTTATATTTTGAAACAAACTCCACAACACTTGTAGCCAGATTATTAATAGTAAGAGTGAAGGTTAAGGGGTTTGTTACAAAAGAAACAAATGAATATTTTTTACCCATAATTAGCCTCCGTTATACATTATTTTGTGATACTGTTAGTGCTCCTGATGCAAAATATACAGTTGTAAGTGCAGCAACAGACCTAGGGGTTGATAAAGCCTCCCAAAACCAAAGATTACCGCTTGAAACAGCATCATAAAATAGCACATGGGTTATTGTACCCCAAGAACCAGTTGATTCTGCAAACTGAATAGCACTTGCGCTTGTCAAAGACCCACTTGCAGCCACTGTAAAGTTTGATTTGGTATTTGCAAAAGGTCTTCGAGCATACCCGTTACCAACAGGTTCGGTTACGTTCCCGCCTGCCTCAGTAGGGGTGGTGGTTGATAGACCGACATACCATGTTGTAGGTGGTGGTGTTGTACTACCGCTTGAACCAAAGTATATGTCCAAGATTTTATTTTCTGAATAATATGTTCCTGACATTTAAATCCTCCTTAAGCACTAGGAAATATAACAATTTTTCCCTGACTAGGGATATGAATATTACCTAGATAGTCAACAATTTTTGGTTGCTGTTGATAAACTCCCGATAAATTAGAACTTAAAGCACTGGTAAATGTGGCTGTGAATATTCCAATCCCAATTACTGTGCCCGGCAAAACGCAAAACACATTTGTAGGGTCACCATATTTAAAAATGGATACACTACACGTAGCCGTGCTTAAATCAACCAAAGCACTGTTTTCATCATATATAATATACCTAAAAGTCTTATAGTCGCCCGCTATCATGTGAATTTCTTCTAGGTCATTAGCAACAACATTTGCAAAAGTTGTCATAACTTATTCTCCATTCTTTTTAGTATTGTCAGCAACAATAGAATCCTCGTTTGGTTGCTTATCATATTCTTCTATTATTTGTAAAATAGAATTTAAACTTGCCATTACATTGAATCCTATATAAAAATTTGTTTGGCCTTTTAACTCTATATTTTGCATTAGTTTTAATGAGTTTATTGTAGTATCTTTAATTAATCTAAAATGTTCTGTACAATCTTTCATTTTATTTACCATCCTAAATAATTTATTGTTACTGTTCCTGTATTAGTTGCGTTTCTTACAGTAATACTATCTTTTCTGCTATTTAATTCGCTACTTATTGCGTTATTTACATATGCAGCACTAGCATATGCTTGGTCTAATACCCATGACCTGGTTGCTACTAAATTTCCACCCATATTTATATCTCCGTTTACACTGATGTCGGGAAAAGTACAAGTTCTATCAAACGCTATAGTTGCACCTAAAACTGTCATGCCATCAATTCTATTTGCTGACATTTTTCCGCTTGTTATTTTTGATGCAATAATATCCTGTAACTGTTCCATTGTTACAAGGCCAATTAGGTTTGCAGCATAAATATTTCCACTAAAATTTCCTGTTGTTCCATTTATTGTTCCCCCATTAATGGTGGTTGCATTTATTGTTCCTCCATTAATGGTAGATGCGTTTATTATTGCTGCTTCAAGAGTGCCGGAAAATACCGCGTTTCCATTAGCATCTACAGAGAACACGGTTTTATTTAAAGGTTTACTCCAAATATTTATTCCGTTTGTCGGGTCTAAATGTATTGTGTTTATTGCATTATCTATTGTCAAAACAGCATTGGTTAATGTTGCCCCCGCATTAGTTACTGTGAAAGTATTACTATCGTTTTGTATGACAAGGTTGTTTCCTATAAGCATTCTTCCAACCAAATAATCGGCAACAATACCCCACGCTGATTGTCCTGGAAGCATGGGAGAACCACTAAATTTACCAATAGCCATTTTAGCTGTTGTCCAACTATTGTCAGTAAAAGCAAGCATGTTGTTTACCATCCAAAGTTGCTCTGGTAAAAATCCACTTCCACTCGCATTAATTTTTCTTCCTCTTAATCCAGCTTGGTCAATGATAATGTTCTGATTACTTCCGCTTATAACATTATTTAGAGCAGCATTTAATGCGCTGTCCATAAAACTAGTTACATCGTTTTGATAGTTATCACTCCAAGAACTCCAAATTAATGAATTTACTTTTGCAGCATTACCCGCACTTAATGCTTGACCAATAAGGTCACTATATTGTAATGCTTCATCATCTAATCTTAATCTGTTTCCAAATAATAATTTAAATTCTGTTGGATTGTCATAGTTTAATTCAACCCCTAAAAGAATAGGATATGTTATTACCCCTTCTTTTATTTCCAAATTTATAATAGCCCCTAAAACAAGTTCATCAATAAATGTTTGGAAATCTTTAATCATTAAGAAATTAACAGAATCAACTTCAAACGTATACCTTGGTTCAGATATTTTAATAAGAACCCCTTGAGCTTGGTCAAATAGAGCCTGTGCTTCATCTTGAGTTTGCTCTGGTGTAAAGTTATCATGATTTGCAAAATTTTCATTAATATAACTTGATTCAATAATAAATGGTTGTAGTTCAACTTGTTGCTGAAGGGTAAAATTTGCTACATTATCGAGAGCAATAGAATCATTTGCAATTATCATTTTTGAATATATTGCATTTCGTGTAGCTGATGCTGAAGTAACAACTATTGCTTGTGCGTTTATTGCAACCTGTTTAGCATCAATTTCTGCGTTTATATCCGTTAAATCCGTTCCTTCTGCAATATAAACGCCCTGAGTTTCAATTAATCCAGCCATTTCTTCATTTAACCTAGAAAGAGAGCCACTTGATTCAGTAAGTGCTCTGTTAGCATATTTTAAATCAGTAGCAGAGCCAGCATAAATTGGTTGAAGGGCACTAGCAGACGCTTCCCATGTGTTTAAAGCGGTTATTAAACTTCCGCTCATCCAATCGGTTGTTTTAAAATATGTAAAATTATAAATCGTAGGTGTTCCCATGGGATTTACAATGTTTATGGATAAGTCATTACCTCCATAAACACTTAAAGCGGTAACCAAGTTATCGGTAATTTCATCTATTTTTATAGACTCAATTACGTTGTCATAAGATACATATATGTTTGTATTGGTTGTAGCATTAGGAACAGTTTTTGCATAAACAATTTTGTTGACTGTATCATATGTAAACACACACTGATATGCCTCTTCAACATTAGTCATCATGAAGTTATATAAGGTTGTATCAGAAACATCGAAGTTTCTGTAAACACCATCAAAAGCAGAATCCGCTGATATAATCCATCCCGGCATATAGGATTCAATGGTTTCTACAAGAGTCGGAGAGCCTGTTGAAATGGTGTTGAAAAAAGCATATTGCCCTTTGAATAATGTTACTTTTCTATTTGCAAACTCTATCTCTAAGGAATGACATGTAATATTTTTATATTTTGTAATGCCATCTCCTTCTTCATTAACACCCGTTATCATAAAATAACCTAGTTCAGGAACATATATTAATCTTCTATGAACTAAATATGAATAATAAACCATCAAAACTTCGTCTATATATTCATCTGCTCTAAAAGTTAATTCAGATATAGCATTAAATTTAGGACAATATTTTCTTTCTGATATTGCGCCTAAAGCATATAATTCTTCTTTATTAGGATTACATAAAATAAAAGTTGGCATTTCAGGAAGATTAAAAAAATCGAATGTTGTTATTGGGGTCATTTAACCTCCTATTTTTATTCTTTCATTATAAGTTATTTCTAAATTACTAATACTAGATGTAACTCGTAAGTTGTTAATTTTTGGTACTAACCTGAACCAATTTTTATTAAATTTGGACAATCTGTTAATTCCGCTATCTGTTACCACTGTCTGTATATCGTTATCTACGGTTATGGTTTCAGTACTCAATAATCCTGTAAATGTAAAAACGCGATTGTTATCTGTAAGGTTTGTAAGTGAAAAATTGTTTGCTCCGCTTAGTGTAAATTCAACAACGGGATATAAATAATCATCATCACTTGAATGATTATAAATACTAAAATCATAGCTTTCTCCTGCAAAACTTCCCGTAACAATAGTCTTTGTAGGACTGTAAGCAAAAGGACTATCACAAACAACATTACATTTAAAGGCATAGTTTATTCCCCCTATATATTGGGGTTCTGGTTCTGTCATAAAACAGTTAAACCATGCTGAATTTAAATCGTCTTGTAAGACCTCAAGTTTTTTATAGCCAGACCTACCGAATAACCATGCTGATATAAGGTCTCTATCCATCCCACTTAATTCATGTGCTGTCCCAAATGTAAAAGGAAACTCTAAAACGGGCTGTTGAATTCTTCCTAAATAATACAACTTTGATTTTCTTAAAACTCTTTGTGTCAAAATATCAACGTTTGAACTTCCAACTCCACTAAATAATCCACCATCATCAAATGTTATAATTTTTAGGTCAAATGTATGGGATGGGATTCCATCATAAACGAAGTCGTATGCGTTAAAACTTGCCAATATGACCTCCTTTCTTTATATGAAGGTGGGGTCATGACAACCCCACCTTGTTAAATACTAAAACTTCCAGCTAATCTTTTTATTCCTCTATCTCTAAGGGCTTTATTCATTCCCTTTAAGGCAGATTCTTCAATTTTTGGTATGATTTTTTTGTCTACAGAGCCAGCAATGTTTATTTCAACTTTTATATTAGTATCTCCTGTTAAAACCTTCGAATTCTGATTTTCTATTGCCATTCTTCCGGCAATATTAGGGAGAACATTTTTCATAAAGTTATTCATTTGTACTTCCGTAGCAATATATTCTCCCTTTAGAAGTTTTGCAAATACCTCATTACTATTTAGATTTCCAGCAAAATTACCATCGTGATGTGTTTCAACAGTACCACCTGTATGCATTCCTATAGTGCCACTACCAACATCTGCTCCTTGCCATACCCCATTTGGACTTGTAGAACCCCAATTTCCTATTAGACCCATTAGGTGTTCCCATTTAGCAATTAGTTCATCAGCAGTTGAGCCTTGTTCTAACATTTTTGTAATTACATCACGAATATAGCCTTTTTGGGCAATTGTTAACGATTTTTGTTTTTCCAAGCTTATCATAATAGCATCATAAGTATCTTTTGCTATTTGTTTATATGTCATTGTGGCTGATGTTAATCCGCTAACTCCACCTGAGGCAGACTTGATAGCGGAAGCCTGTTCTCTATAACCCTCTATAGACTCATCAATAGCATCCATTTGGGTTTTTATAACTTTTTCAAAAGCTTCCTGTGCTGCATCGAGTGCTTCTAATTGAAGGTCAAGCTTTCTATCTTCCGAATCTTCGGCAATTTCTGTCTCTAAATCGGCAGCTTCTCCTTCAAGTTCAAGCCTTCTATTTCTAGCTTCTTGACTATCATCTAAAGCAAGTAGAGCAATTTCTGTTCTAATGTCGCCTAACTCTTTGTTCTTTTTAGCTTGCTCTTTATTAAAATCAGCTTCTTCTTTTGCAAGTTTTAGCGATTCTTTTTGAGCATCTATGTAATCGTTGAATGCATCAAGCCTATCTTGAAGAGCTTCTTTTTCATCTTCAAGAGCCTTAATCTTTTCTTCGATAGCTTTCTTTTCGGCACTTTCGCCACTACCCCCTCCACCACCTCCTGATGGAGCGGCGGTTGGTATAGGCATACCTGCTAAAGCGTTTAGTGCGCTTACAACAGCAAGGGCTGCTTTATATGTTCCATAAAGAGCTTGCTCTTCCGCATTTAGGGCTGTAGCATGTCCTACTGCTGCCCACGCTGCTTGTGCTGTAGTAAGAGCCAATTGTGCCTTTGCAAGATTGGCTGCTTGCATTGCTGCAACATCTAGATAAATTGCTCCTGTTTCCTGATTGAAAACCAGAGCACTAGCATATCCAGCATCAATCAAACGCATTGCCGTGTCGATGGATATAGACCCGTTATCACTTTGCTCTTTCATTGCATTAGATAGCATTTCTTGTGCGGATATTAAATCATCTAAAGAATACTTAACTTCCTCTTGAACATTAGCTTGATTTTTTAAAAGTTCGATTTGGTCAGCCAGTTCGGGGTTAAGCTCTCTGATTGCCTGAATATCAGTGTTTAAATCTTCATTGAATATTTTTAATGAATCACTTGTAAATTGCCATTTTCCATTTACATTCTCTAAGGCTAGTCCTAGCTGTGTCAGGTCTTCTGCGCTTATTCCTGTTACATCACCGCTTGCCATATCTTCTTTTATTTTATTAAATTTTTCTAAACGTTGTTGCAAATCTTGAACAAATCCAAGAATTCCTTCTTGGGTTATCTCGAATTTAGAAGCTTTTACTGGATTAGCTTCAAAATAATCTTGTATTCCTGCCTGCCATCTGCTTGCAACGGTTTCTGCTTGCTGAGTAGTAAATAGTTCTTTTTGAAAGTCTAAGAATATTTGTTTTAATTTTGCACCATCAGCAATGAAGCCAAATCCTTTTATGAATTCTGCTTGAGCTTCCGCTCCCATTTGTGCGAAATTGCCTTTTTCTTTGGCTAAGGCTGTTTGAAAATCTTCTACCTCTTTTTGTTTATCTTCACCAGATTTAAAGCGTCCTATATCTCCATATCTTTTTACATCAACTGCGTGTCCTAGTAAAGCTAAATCTTCTGCTCTGCTTCTAGCAGTATTTTTTATTTGGTCGTTTATTAAATCCCTTTGAGCATCTATCTGAATTAGGGTTTCTTTATTTAATTCTCGCATATCTTGTGTTGCAGAAACAATAAAGTTTCCATAATCATCATAATGACCGATTAAACTAGGCATTAGTTTTACTAAATCGTTTTGTACTTGGGTTAATCTTTCTGTTTCATCTGCGGTTGGAGATACTTTTTTACTTAAATTATCATACTCTATAGAAAGTTTTTTAATATCATTGGCTTTATTAGAAAGCCCTGATAATTTTTCTCTTAATTCGTCTGTTTTTTTATTTAATTTCTCAAGTCTTTCTAAAGGCTCATCAATGCTTATACCCCATGCTACAAATCCTGCAATAAGAGCAGCAATAACCGCAATTCCAGCCGTAGAAGTTGTTATTGTAGTAAGAAAAGTTGCTCCCAATTGTTTTATAGCTAGTCCCAACGTTCTTGTTGGAAGTATAGAAAGTCTTAGAGTAAGCAAAACATCTTTAAGAGCGATGGCTAAGGCTGAACTTCCAAGCCTTGCGGAAGATAAAACGCTAATGATATTTCCACTAATCCATGCTCTATTATATGCTATAACTGCTGCTGTAACAGCAAACAATATTGTTCTAAGACCACCTAATTCTGTTACTAAATTTATAAGAGAGCTTGCAAAATTATTTGCTGTTATGATAAGATTATCCATAACATCAAAGGTCATAAATAGTCCTTCGGCAGAAGCTTTTAATCTATTTTGAGATGCCTCAACGCTTTTTAGATAAATACCATATCTATCAACAGCTAACCCGTTTGCATTATATTGAACCTCTTGTAACGCCAAAGCTTTGTTCATGTTTGTCATTAAAATCATAAACATGTTTTGCTGACGAACACCCGCCATGGCTTTACCAATATTAGCCTGTTCAACCTCATTTAAGGTTTCCCATTTGGCAGCTAACTCTTCCAAAACATCACTCATATCTCTAAAAGATGTTTTACTGTCACGTAATTTTATGTCTACTCTTCTAAGTGCTCTTTCAACATTGTTTAATCCTAAACCGTCTTCATCCAATCCACCTTGTTTTATATCCTGCATACGTGTAAAAATGGTCTTTAAAGCCTGACCAATCATTTCCGCATTCTGTCTGGTAGTAGATGATATAACACCAATATACGAAATCAATTTTTCAAGAGGTACACCTGCTTGGCTTGCGACCGCTGATGAGTACCTTAAAGCAGTAGCCAACTCTTTTGCACTAGTAGCTGCTACGTTGTCGACCGCAATCAATTTATCAACGATTGAGGCAGCCTGAGACGCTGCCATACCGTAACCGTTAACAGCAGATGTTAAATATTCGGTTGATTCAGCTGCGTCCATATTACCTAGTTTAGATAACATAGTGGAAGCTTTTAATAACTCTGTTGTTTCAGCAATGGTCTTACCCTGTCTTAACCATTCTACACTACCTTTAGCGACCTCAAGAGTCGTAGCTCCCAATTCTTTTGCCAATCCGTTATAAGCTTGTGCTAAAGAATTAATTTCATCGTCTGTTTGTGCCCCTTCAACCTGTAGCAATTGAATTTTTGTCATTTCCTTATTTAATTCAATAGCAAATTCTACAGCCTGATTTAAAAGTTGTTGGGCTGCTCTTAATGTTCCAAGAGAAAGTCCGTAAGAAATAGTTTGCACAATAGCATTTTTTATATTGTCTGCCCAACTTCTTACAGCATTAGCTGCTCGTTTTGACTTAGCAATATTTTCTTCAACTACAACATTTTGTGCTCGAACAGCATTTGCTAATCTTTCAGCTTCTTGTATATTTCCAGTTGAAACAGACTGCTTATATAGATTTATTTTTTGGTTAAGAAGATTAACAGATTCCTGGATAGCCTGTTTTTCTTTTTGTCCCATTCTTTCAGCACGTGTAGACCACTCAGCACCTCTTGCAGCCATTTTATCAAAAGCTTGTTCTTGTTTTTTATAATAAGTTTCAAATTCGGCAATCTGTTTTCCAATAGGAGCACGTACTAATACTTCTTGAACTTTTGTCCAACCAGTACCCAAATTCTTAACACCGCTTGATATTTGGTCTGTTTGAGTCTTCATTTCTCCCGTGGCTGCCTTATACTTGGTAGTCATTTGTGTTATAGCGGTATAAGTTTCCCCAACGGCATTTCTGTATGTAATCTGTTTAACAACAACGTCATTTAGTGCTGTAGCTTGTGATTTAATAGAAGTTAAAACACGTTCAGCATCACCCGTATCAACGTTTCTTACTTGTGTTCCAACTGTAATCGGAGGTGCTTTGCTGATGGTCTGCATAATATTTTGTACACCGGTCATTAGACCTTGAGTATCAATTGCAGTACCAAAATGAATAGTAAAATTTGCTGTCATATAACCTCCTTTGTAATAAAGCCAAAAGGCTTTGCTCTATAATTTTAAAAACCTTATGGTTTTTTTACAACTTTCCTCTTAACGCTTCTAATTCCGGATATTCTCTATCTTTTGCACTAGAGTCATCATAAATTTCTATCATGTCAGTGCTTGACCATCCAAATATTTCTTTGATTAATAAAAGGGGTATATTCTTTTTTGATAACATTGTTGTCAAATAATGGCGAGTACAATGCATATAAAAGGGAACTTTTAAGTATGACTCAAAACCTTCAACCCACGCTCTTATCATAGCAGGAGTAGCGGGTTGACCATCTTGTTTAATAAACAAGAAATTATGTTCTATGCCTTTTTCTTTCATTACCTTCTCACGCTCAATAACCCATTCTTTAAAAAACGGCATAAATTTGTCTTTAACAATATATTTGTAAAGCAGTTTTCCAGACTTACCCCTACCTTTGGTTTTAATTTGGCGAGTTGTTTCCAAAAACAAGTCACCAAACGCGGTTCTATTTTCATCAATTAAATCTATTTCGAAGTTCAAAAGTTCTGTAAATCTAGCACCGCTAGTTATTGCAAGCGCAATCCAGCAAGCTTTTTGCTTGTCTGTGCTACTCAAATATTGTAGCAAATTTTCAATTTGTTCGTCTGTTAAAATTGTTTTTTCTCTTCGAATTTCTTTAGGGGATGATTCTACAACTTTTAATATAACATTTCTGAAATTAGGATATTCTTCATCGTAGAATTTTTCTATAAAGTTTGAAAAGGAGGATAATACACTTCTCATGTTGTTCATTTTAGAAGAACCTACTTTTAGCTCTTCGATAGCAAAACTAAAAAAATCAGAAAACTCTAATTTCTTTATATCTATAAAAAATTTATTGTTGTTATGTAGCAAATTCCACGTAAAAAACATAAGCATGTTAGACTCATATACAACAATAGTTTTTTCACTACTTGTTCTTCCCTTATCTTTCAGAAATCTTTTCATCAACTCCAAATTTTCAGGATTTATTTGCTTTGTTAATTCTTCCGAAGTTATTTTGTTTCTAAATGTTTTTCTGCTCATTTTAAGCCCTTTTTTATAAAATATGTCATGCCAGTACCAAAAGCATCTGATTCATCCAAATTATTAAAAGTAATTGAGTAATTTTTTATAATAGCATCCCGAACTTCTTCTTTTTTAGCATTTCCTTTTCCAGTAATAACTTTTTTAACAGTTGAAGCGGGATAATAGACCTGTTCATACTGTGCAAAAAGATAGTTTATTAAACCGTGTACCTTAAATAAAGCTTGTGTACTGGCGTTGAAAAGACTAAATCCTTGCTCTATTACAATAATAGATGGGGGATATTGCTTGATTAGATTTAAAAATTCTATACCAATCATGCTTAGTTTCAGCTTTGTTTCTTTTTTGCTGTGCGTGTCTATGGTCAGTGATTTTACAAAACGACCATCATTGGTAAAAAGACAAATTCCCGTAGAATTTAGAGATAAATCTAATGCATATATGTATGTTTTTTTCATTATTTTCTCCAAAAAAAGAGGGAGAGGATTTCTCCTCTCCCTCTTAATATTTATTATCCTACCGGTTGGGTTTCGCTGTTTGACTTACCAACAACAGGCAAACCTCTGGTAGCAGTATAGGTTAATTTAGAACCTAACAACATGCCAACATATGAAAGTATATATGCTGCAACTTGTGCAATAGCACCAAGTTGAGTATCTACGCCACCAGCATCGAAACTAGGAATAAACATTTTTGCTACAGCCAAAGCAATTAAACCCGCAAGATTAAATCCTGCAATCCATTTGTCAGCAGTACCGTCTTTAACAACACCAACCATTTTTAGTATATTTATAACAACAGATACTAAAGCTGCAAACCCAATAAGGGTCGCAAATTGCGCTATAAGATTATCGAACATTTTTATTTCTCCTTTATTTTATAGTTATATTAAAATCAGGACTTGTGCCCAAATTTTTAGATTTCCAATCATTTTTCATTATATTAATATTTCTAAAGAAAGTTCTTCTAACACCATCGTTTGTTTTTATTTCTGATAATAAATCAAGATGATATAAATATAATTTAACAAAATTGTACACCCCGTTTATTACACTTAGGTCTAATTTTACATTATAAACTGCTTTTCCATTTTCCCAAGCCGATTCTCTTTCGACAAATACAACCTTGTTTGGATTTTTTGTGAACGCACCATGAAGAGTATCCACTGTTTTACTAAAAATAATGTTCCATACTTCTTTTAATATAAGAGTCATGTGTAAAGAAATATCATCATAATGTACTTTACGATAACTTTTTCCGTTTCTTTTTGTAACATTTTCTTTTGTCATTCGAAATAATAAAAAGTTTTGCATTTTTAAAAACATTCTATATGCAGTGGCAACATTAATTGCTCTTTTTTCTTCGCTCATTTCTTTTGGAACGCTTTCTAGGGTTATGCCTGCCACTTGTAAAGTTTCTTTTGAAGAGGTATGGGCTTTTAGTTCTACTTCTATGTCTTCTCTTCTTAGGTCTGGAAAAGGGCTGTTTCCTCCCTTTTTTAATCCGAAAATATCTTGTTCTACAAAGCCACCTATCCAACTTCCAAAAGTATTAGAGTTTGCTACATTTACGTGGTCAGAAGAAAATTCTTGGAACATATCTTCGGATATTTCCTGAAACAACTGCGTTGCAATATTGGCTGCCATAGTTTCTTCAATAAATCTTATTATCCTATCTCTTTTTTCCAAATAAATTTTTGCATATTCTGGTTTAGGAATTGGTCTTCCTGTATCTGCATCATTCATTAATTCACTCATTTGTTTTACGGCTTCTTCTTTTAATCTTTCAGCCATAGCAGATAGACTCATGAACCTTTTATTTTTATCATCCCATATTTTGGTATCATTTATGCTATATGTAGGTGGTAAATCTGCCATAATTCCTCCGTATTACAAAGTTAAATCTTCTTGCTTTCTTCTCCTTTTTTGCTCTATGTCTCTTTCATAGTCGCAACTTTTGTTAGAACACGTTATATATTCTTTTGGAATAATAATTGTGATGCCGTCCTGCAATCCTTCTACTTCCATAACGCGAAGTTGAAGAACTTTACCACATTCAGGGCATCTTTCTTTTAAGGAATGTTTAAGTCTGCCTAACATAACTAGGCTTTCTTTTGCCTTGGTTTTCTAACAGGCTTTCCTATAATAGAAGATTTTTCTAACCTTTCGGCAAGCTCTATTCCGGTTTTTTGAAGTTTTTCAATTTCCTCTGGTTTTACCTCGGAAAATTTTTCTAATAACTCATAAGCCTTATCGACTAAATCGGTTAAAATCTTACCAATAGAGTTATCAATCCTAATCTGTTCTTCTTTACGATTAACAATGTTTAAAAGAATGTTTCTGAAATCCCAATAATTTTCTATTGTTTCTAAAACAGGCTCAACGAGATTCCTTTTGTCATCGTATAAATTACCATCGAAATTTTCTGTATCAATATTTGTACAAATTTGAAAAACATAATTTAATAAGTTGTATTCTGCTTTAGCATAAGGCTCTAAAATATCGTCTTCCTGCTTTTCACTGAAATAATCCTCTAAATAATGCTCGATTAGAACTGATTGTGCTCCCACTTCCAAAAAAGGATTGACTGTAATGGTAATACCATTGTATTCAATTGTCTTGTTTTCAGGAGCTTTGAACTCCAATTTAACCTTTTTCATATAATTCTCCATTTGAAAAATAAAAAAATACACCGTTGTTCGTATAAACAACGGTGTATTAAATAATTGATTATTCTCCTACAGCAATCCAGTTAACTTTTACAAAACTACCGCTTGCAGCAGCAGGAGTAACATTGCTGGCGCTTGTCGGTTTCCAAGAACTAATTACAATAGTTCCTGCAACACTACCAGATGCAACAGTTGACCACATGTGATTTAATGTAGGGCTACCAGATAAAGCAACAGTAGCCGATATAATACTGGTTAATCCTGTAGCAACAGTTTCAACGGCGACCGTTGGAACCAAACTTCCACTCACTGATTTGGAAATAACCAGTTCACTAACAACTGTTCCAAGACCAACGCTTTGTGCAGCGACCATTGAATTATTAAGGTCAGATATTTGTTTAGCAGTCCATGCCATATTCAATTCCTCCTATTTGAGTTTATTCTTAAAAAGTATATAAATAAACTATTTCGCTTATTTTTACTTTTTTGTATTTTTCACCGATGGGAAACATATAACCGTTTCCATCTTCATCGACTAAAACCATATTACCACCCCTTATACCAACAACAGTATATTTCCTTTTTGGGGTGGATGCAATATTAACTTTTTCTACTTCTTCGATGGGTTCTTCTTTGATAACATCAAAGGTTTCGACAATTAAAGTTTCAGTAGGAAGTTTTCTTGCTTTTCTTTTTTCGGTCATTTATATACCTCCAAGAAAAGAAAGGGTGGATTATTCCACCCCTTTATTTATAAATTACGCTACAGTTACAATAATGTTGGTTTCAACAGCAGAAGCCGATGTAATATAAGCCTTGACAGTGGCCGTTCCAACAACAGAGCCAGAAGAAACAACACCTGTATTAGCACCAACAGTCAAGCCCGTAGCAGTAGAGCCTGCTAGTTTGGAGAAGGTAAGTAATGAATTTGCTACCTTGTATGCTCCACCTGTAGAAGGAACTGCCCAAACAGAAAGAGTTGAACTTGCAGATACCCCCATAGTAAAATCACCACCATCAACAGCAAGACCTACAACATTTGAGTACCAATAAGTGCTATCAATGATTTCAACAATTTTTGCATAATAAGGAACGGTTGCGCAAGCATCCAAACCACCAGCAGGAGTATAAGCTAATGCTGTACCGGTTAGAGGGGTGTTTGCAACACCATCAGATTTCATAGAAATGGTAAACGCACCAGACAACGCAACGCTAGGGGCAATAATCTGTACAATACCAATCTTGTTGGTAGTAACATCGGAAGAATTCAACTGAGTTTCCATGATTACCTTTAACACTTTCGGAATCATGTTGGCTTTAATTGTAATTGACTGTCCTGATGTTAGGTTTGCTGTATAATAGCGAACGCACCAAGCACCACTAGTTTCAGCACCGGTAACAGTGAAACCGTTTCCAGTAAAGGTTACTCTTTGAGTTACACCCAAAGGTGAAGTTGCCCAACCATAAATGGTTGTTCCAGCAAAAGCCAATGGAGTAGCAGCTACAGAGCCAGAACTTGCTGTAACAGTTACAGTCTCCTCTTTATAAAAACTTCCTGCCTCATAGTCAGAACCAACGGTGGATGCCAGCATACCCAAATTCCATTGGGTATCGGTAATTGTGAATTTCATTTCTCCGGTGTGATAATAAATATATTGCAATTGATTACCACGACCACCGCGAACAGGCGCAGAACCTAATGAAACCTCGATAGAGCTATCCAACAGCGTTTTTGCTGTAAAAACTATATTGTCAGCATCGTCATAGCCATAAACATCTGCAACACTTGTTAAAAATTTTCTAGTTGCCATATTTCGAACCTCCTAATTTTTTTATAGTAAAAATGCTATTGTTTAGCACTTTCAAGTGAAATTTTGTCTTGAATAGTATCCAAGTCCATAGAAACACTGTCATACTTATCTTTTTCTTCCAGATTTGTTAGCCAGTGCTTTATAAATGATTTATCTTTAAATTCGACCATTCCAGACATGGATGCGCTCAAGTAAATCTTATAATGAATTAAATTGTCAAATCTTCTTATTGCTATTACAAACTTTCGTATGGACATATTATATATATATTCGAATGACCACCCTGTTATTCCAGAAAGAGATACTATATAATCCTCTAATGTTCCTGGTTTTGCTCCTGAAACCTTGTTTTTATATTCTTGCGCTTTTTCAAGAGATTCTCTAACCTCTTTAGAAATGTTTTCGTCTGGTAAATCATAAAGATTTTGTTCGCATATTATACTTTTTAATTCTTCAAAATCTTTAGAAGTATAGATTTCTTTTCCAATGGTAAAAATTGGTTTTTGCTTTTCGTTATAAGCATATCTTTTTATACTTTCTTCCACGTTTAAAAAACTTGTATCATTCTTTAAACATAAAGATAGTAGTCTATCAAACCATATTAAAAATGGTTTGGCTTCAACATCAATTTGTGCTGTATGAAATATATACTCTAAATTTGACATCATGATAATTTTTGAATCTGGAACGCTATTTTTATCTAAAGATAAACATTGCGCACACGCATTAAAAAACATATAGTCTTTTACAGAAACAGGATATAATAAAATGTTTCTATACGGAATTGGTAAATCAAAGGTGGTATATTTTGTAATATCCATTTTTTCCTTATGCAGAATATGTAGCAAATATTATTTGCTTACCACCAAAAGGTATCTGTCCAGCTTGAAATAATCTGGAACTCTGGTCTTGCATTTTATCAAAACTTAATAACCCCATTCCACCAACATTTATACCATTAAACAACGATAGTAACTCTTCGGTTATAGTATCAATTCTCGTTTGATAATTTGACATATGGTTTATTTTATAATGAGAAAATACTTCCATACTCACTTCAATTAATCCAACCGTTCTGTTTATTCCTATTGCATAATGAGGCATTATTCTGACCAGAGTAATTTCATGCATTAATACATCGGGCTGTTTACCGTCCATAAAAACATTAAATTGCGAGGTGTCTTGTTGCCCTTGATATATTAACGCAGCTTTTTCAGACTGTGTTAAATTTGCTTTCTTCCAAGCATCGGGGTCGGTATATTTTAATAACTTCCAAATAAGTTCATTTTTATCCATCATAATTTTTATACAATTATAAGATAATTTAGAAAATTGAGGAAAATCATTATAAGCATCTTCTCCAACATTAGGTGTTACAATATCGCTCATTTACCATGCTCCACGAAGATATATGTTTTTAGATTCTACATTAGAACCAGAAGTACATTGAACTGTAAGATATGAAGAAGTATTTCTCAAATTGTTTTTAATTGAAAAACTATTTCCGTCTATCTGAGTAAATACATAGTTTGCTTGAGGAACAGAGTTTCCATTGCATGTTGTAACGAATGTATCTGCTTGCTGAACCCCGTTTGTATATAAATATACAGAATAGGATGTTAAAGCTCCCTCAAGAATATAATTAATATCAGGAGAAATTACCACATCGTTATTAATTGCAGGACTGCCTGTTACCAATAAAGTACAAACAGCACTAGCGGAACTATGTGCAATATTAGTTGTTATCAAGCAACTTCCAGCAGTTATAAGTGTTACAAGACCGCTTCCGCTAACCGTAGCAATATTATTGTTAGAACTCGTCCATTCCATCGCTCTAACAACACTGTTCCCATTATAAGTTATACTTGGAGTCAACTGTATGGTAGAAGACGGTGCTCCTTCAACAGATGTTTTATTTAAGGTTACAATATAATTATTTGTATAAGCATCGGCAATACCAAGAATAACATCGTCCAATTCATTGTTTACAAAATTTGCAATCAAGTCCAAGGTTAATATTTTTGCAGAGTTATTGTCATATGTTTTTTCATTTTTAAAATCATTTAAACCCGTACCAATTACTTTATAACAAGTCCAGTGCCCAGGATTTCCAAATAAGAACCTCTGGTTCTCATTTATAAGATTACTTCTTTCATTAAATTGCATTTCAATATGTAAAAATCCACCTGGGGTCATAAAAGGAGAACCTTGTGTGAAATAATCTCTAGGTTCTTTGACTAAATATTCAATTGCACAAGGCTCTTCATAATATGCACCTGTTGGTTCATTAATCCATCTTAAGGTGTTGTTACATCTTCTTATTGTGCATGTTCCTGAAAGATTTTTTATCACCTCAGTATTTGTAGTTAACCACGTGTTATCATCAAAAATAAAACGCTTTCCTAATTCAATAGGATGATTAACATCGGCAAACAATACTGTCTTCCAATCGTCCCCAAGTTTTAAACCTGTTTCAGCGTTGATAAGATGAGTTATTCTTACATCAATATCTTGATATATCTCAGAACCTATGGCTGTTTCTTCTTTTATAGTCCATACATTCGAAGCATTATAAAACTGTTCTTTTAAAGTTTGCTCAAAAAGGTCAATGTAAACATTTTTTTGACTTGAACTCATTGTTGACTGAATGGTCATGGAAGAAGGGATGTATTTATAAACATAAGTCATATTATACCCCCATAAAATCTTGATTAATCCAGTTTGTCCAGTTTATTCTGCTGTAACCATAATCAATTAACATTTGAGAACATTGTTCTTTAACAGCATTTAACTGAGCAGTTTTTTCTCTTAAATTAAGAGCTTCAGAAGCAATCTTAAAATCTCTATCTGTAACATGTAAGTTCATTTGTGTAATATCGTTTACGTTTTTTTGCATCCAATATTTCATCATAAGATGAGCCAGTATATTTTTATTTTCTCTACTTAAAACATCCGGAAATTCTTTAGTGATATCATCATAATTTAGGCTTTGGTCACAGTTCTTAAAATCTGTAATTGCAAATTCCAAGAATGATTGCAGATAATTTTCAAAGTCCGATTCTGATGTATCAAACAAGGCAATTAACCTGTAATCCGTAATCGTTTGACTAAAGAGGTCGTAGACCTCGTTTACAGAAGTTCCCATTTGACCTCCTTTTTAAGGTCTATTATTCAACTACAGTAGTATTGTCTTCCATTGATGTTCCAGCAGCTGTAGCAATATCAACCTTAGAAATTCTTGAGATTCTATCAACAATATTTAAATTGACTGAATCTGGATTTTCATGCATTTTGTTAATTAGCATTTGTACAATTATGGTTTGTTGCTTTGGGGTGGCTGACTCATATAAAGCAACACATTCATCTGAATTTGTTTCTAGTATTTTTTCTATTTTTTCCTTTGTTAATATTTTAGAGTAAATTTCATCTAAACCGTGTTGGCGTATGAAACCGGGATGCATGATATAAAAATATCCATCCTCTAAGAAATTTGGGTGAGCATCTATAATATCCATTAAATCTTTATAGATGATTTTTTTTATTTCACCAAATCTTGTAAACTTCTTGACACTGCCTTGTCCACCTTCCTTAGTAGAAAGGTTTAAATTAAAGGGTATTAAACTCATAACAGAAATATACTCGTCTTGCTGAATTTTTTCTTCTGTTATTTCTTTTTCCTCTAGTTCGGCAAGTCTTGCCCTTAAGATATCAATTTCACTTAGGGCTTCTGTCTTACTTTCGTTTTTCATTTCTCTCCTCTAAAAATATAGTAGAACGGAGGGCAGTTTTTTCTGCCCTCCATATCCGATTTAAAATTATAGACTAATTTCAGCAGCAACCGCGTTAGTTGCGATAGCCGTACCCCATGCCTTAGCCATGGTTGAGGTTTGAATTAGATTAGCATTGGCATATACATCACTTGTGTAAGATAGGGTAGAACCTTCTAGGACAACTTTAACAATCTTTTGTGCAGAAGGGGTTACTAACCAAATCTTAGTGTTGTCTAATTTAACGCCAAATGGAGTTGTCCAATCAGCAATTTGAGGTAGAACCATGATATCAGTGCCTTGGAAGTTACGAACATATCCTAACTTAACAAAATCGCTGTCAATCTCATAACGATAGTTTGCGTTTGCAGGTAAAATGTTTGCAAGAGCTAACTGAGTACCTATAGCAACAGGCTTTGCACCACCATTCCAAGCAGCAACAGCTTGGCTCAAGCGAACAAATTCGGCCTGAGTATAACCAGCTACACGAAGACCCGTTGAAGGGGTGTTATCAATTGCTGCCATTGCCGTAGCAAAAGCTGCATAGATATCATAACTAAGGGCGGTTTCGAATGAACGAACCATTTTTGTTACAAGTTCACCAAGAGACTCTTTACCTGCTAAAACCTTGTGAAGAGAAACGAATACGCTTAACTCACGAAGTTCTGTCATAACGGTAATTTGACCCTTGAACTGCTTGTGTAATTCGGTGGTTCTCTTTGACTTGCCAGCTTTGCTAACAACAAAGATATCACGAGGACTTACATCGAAAGCAGCAGAATCTCCCCATCCGATAGTACGAACGTCAGAGAACAAACCAACGTTTTCAATGATAGAATCAGGAAGAACCATATCAATCATTGCACTAACAACTGCGAAAGTCGCCCATTTCAAAGTTGGATGATTAGCCCAAGTCTCTATAGGAAAATCTGCAAAACTGGTAATTCCGGCAACGCGCAGAATTTCGCGCTTTAGAGCAGCGTTCATCTTCTCTTCTTTTTCTGAGAAAGAAAGAGGAACAATTGCTCCTTCTGGAGTTGTAACGGTGGTTTGAAATTCAACATTTTTTGCACCGTTTTGAGAGCGATAATGATTGTAATAATCTACAAACATTTTATAAGGGGCAATATTAGCCTCCCCTGCGAAGCTTAAGACTTGATTAGGAATTCTCATTGTTTATATATCTCCTTTTTCAATAAAATTAAACGCCAACGCATTCAAATTCGTATGCGACGACTCTTTGAGTGTCAGCCAAAGTACCGGTGGCAAGAGAGATATACTTTGTAGCCAAATATTTGAATGACAAAACATCAGCGGTCTTTGAAGTGCCCCAAGTTAATTTAGGGGTACTAATAGTACCGTTTACATGAGTATAGCTTGCCGTAGGCTGTGAGCCACTTAAGCCAGCCGCAGTAATAAGAATAATGTCACCAAGCTGAGGCTTGAAAGCAGAAAAGACCTTTCCTGCTGGAACAAAGAAATTGCGTGGGTCAGGGTCAAGACCTTTGTAACGAGCATCGGTAATAACAACTTCGTCACCCTGATAAGCCATCCATAGACTGACCAGAGAACTACCTGATGCAGCAGATGCAGAAAATACTTCTGTTTCACCTGCGGTGGTTGATTTTCCACCTAATTCAACAACAAAACCATTGTCAACATCAAAAGATGCAACAACTACGCTGCGATTAAAAGAATCAACATTAGTTGCAGCAATTGCTTCTGGAATTAAAATACCATGATAAGCCATTTAAAAACCTCCTATGTTAAGTGAATAATTAAGATGCCCAAAGGTCATCTTTTTTCTTGGAAGTGGTTGCCGTAAACGGCATACCAACTTTTACAATTTCATCTGACGCAACTGTTTTTGCAGCGAAATCAAATGACTTTGCTTTACAATAAGTTACCCATTCTCCAATATGTTCGAATGAATATTTTTCAGACTCTGCCACCATTTCATCACGAGCTTCGGCAGAAAGAATGACTTTTTCAGCAAGTTCTTTCAATGTTTTATCAACCTCAAAGTTTTTTTGCTGACTTTCAATTTCGGCTCTGAATTTTTTAAGATTTTCATTTTCTTCCATGTAAACCTTGTTTTCTTCGGCCATTTTGCTTATAGAATTAGCCATTTTGACTAATTTTGCAAACATTCCTCCCATTATAATAGAAGGGTCACAAAATTCCTTCTTTACTTCGTCTTTAGCCATCATAACTTCTTCGTCTTCATCTTCGGCAAACATTTGTTCCATCATTTCCATGTCGAAATTTTTAGGAAATTCGAACTTTTTTTCTTTCATTTCTTCTTTCATTTTTTCTTTCATTTCTTCTTTTTCTGGTGAAACATCTGTTGCCATTTTTTCTAGTTCATCAGTTTCTTTTGCTTTTGTATTTTCTTCTTCCATGCTATAATTCTCCTTTACGGGTAACCATCCAGCACTAATAACTTCTTCTACAGACTCAATACTAATAGATGCCGTATTTCCCGTTAAAACATATTTTGCACGATAATTTTTTCTGTTTTCATTATCATACATGTAAACAAAACTCATATCTTCATTATACGCCATAACATAATATTTTAGAAAATCGTTTTCTCCATATGTATAATTAGATAGAGAATTATTTAAGATTTCCAAAATTTGAGAACTGTTTAATGAAAAATCATATTCGGGTTCCATAAACATTTCCTTTCTTTCTGAGCTTTTTTCAACCCATTTGCCATCTTTTACAGTATGAGTTTTTTTGAAAGAACTTATGGCAATAGCCCAACCATTTTTCTTTTCATCGCTTCCTATACTGTCAGCTTGTTTGGCTATTTTATTTGCTTGTACTAAAGAAACAGGCGGTTTTATACCTTTTAATGCAGGATTTATATCTTCGGAAGATGTATATGGAAAAGTTATCAGTTCTTCTTGATTATAAAGTAATTTTTTTTCTTCTCTATTTATATTATCTACGATAGATTGTGCCCATTTATAAGAAGTAACTCCTCCTAAAAGAAGGGAAGAAATATATTTTTCTGATGGAGGATTTGATTCCTGCTGAAAATCTTTATTATTATAATTTGAAAAATAATCTGCAATGTAGCGTGCTTTATCGAGTGTTATTCTTTTTTCATTGGTTAAATATTTAGCAAAGGATGCTGCAACCGAAGTGCTACCAACATTGTATTTTTTCTTAAGTTCCAAGCCTTGTTTGACATTGCTTTTAACAATCTCTGGTATTTCCATATCTGCGTTATTATAAAAAAATTCTTTTTTAAAATCTTTTTTATATTCCTCTTTAATTTCAGAAAACGATAGAACACTTGCGTTTGCCAAAGGAATGGCGGGAGTAACAAAACTTCCCAATACGGTTATTCCCTCATATCTAAAATCAAGAATTTCTGTAAGTCCGTTAGATAATTCTCGTGTATTAAATACGCTCATTTCAACACTAACAGGCTTTTTTCCTCCATCTCTTTTAAAAAAACTCAATAACTCTCCAGTATATCTTTTCCAAACATAGGCTACTACAGATAGCATTGTTCTACCATCTGAGAGTTTTTTTGTCTCAACGATAGAACTCTCTGGTACAAATCCGCAAGGAACTTCGTCCTTGTCGTGTGTATAAATATCATCCAATTTTTCATCATATTTCCAAACAATAGGACAATTTTTTATACCATCCGCAGTTTTCATTAATGTTTCTTCTGAAACATACATGTTATGAAGATTTTCTCCGGATGCAAAAAAGTCTAAAGACAATACGGCAAAATTAGAATTAGGATTTTCCTGAATCATCTTAACGTCTTCAATTGAAAAAATTAACTTCTGTGTCAAGTTTTACCTCCTTTCTGCGGATTTACCACAAGGATATTATTTTGTCAAAAACAATATGGCCTTATACATAAAAGGCATATTCTTTAATGCTTTTGCAAGCTCGTTTGTTTTTGCAAAATAAAAAGAATCCGTATCAACGCTTAGAACTGGCAAACGGCACTGATATACAAGATATTCCATAATCAATCGACTACATTTATACTTATCTATAATACTGTCTGTGTTTTTTATCATAATGTTTTCCTATAAAGATATGTCCCAAATAGCCACCTGCCACCATTCTGGTAACATCATACACTTATCCATAAAACTTGTAGATTCCGCATATTCAGCTTGTTGCTTAGAAATCATTTCACGCATTTTTTCTTCAACAACGGGATTATCTTCTGCGATTGCTATTTTCTTAATTTCATTTATACTAGTTGTAGTTAAAATTTCTCTGTCAAGATAGTGTTGTGCAATATCCATAATACTTGTTATAGAAATATTTACCTTATCAATCTCTGGAATCACAACGGGAGCATTTAAATCTGTAAGCAAATTAAAAAAATCAAGAGAATGCTCTATTTCTTCAAGATGTTGTTTTTCAAACATCTTGGCGATATTATCTAATCCCTTGTTTCTCAAAAATCCACATATATATAAATAAAGATTAGCGTTATACTTTTCGTGTGCAATTTGTTCACATATAGCCGAATTCAAATTTGTACTCATTAGTTCCATATTTACCTGGCCTTTCCACCACGACCAATATTTGTTCCCTGTTCTCTGGTAGCAAGACCCTCATCACCTAATTTAGATGTTTTTGTTTTAGGTCTACCCGCAGAATCGTTGGGGGCTTTGCTTTTATCAATTGTAGGTGGTTTTAATTTTCCTTGTGTTTCAATTTCTTGTAAAGAAATTTCAGCTTGTTTTTCTACCATTTTTTCAGTCTGTTGATTTTGTAAGTCCAACATAGCTTTTTGCTGTTCAAATACAGGCGGAGTTAATTGCCCTACAAACCCAAATGCAACCGATTCTTCCATGTGCTTTCTTAGATGAGAGGGCTTCATTCCCAGTGCTGCTGCTATTTTTTGTGGCATAACGATACCTTTATCAAACATGTCCATAGCAACGGTCATTCTAGCTTCTCTGTCTAAGAAAAAATCAGTTCCTTCAAATTCAACCATAAATTTAAAAGTTCTAGTTAATTTGTTAATGTTGTAATTCATAAATGCTTCGAACTGAGAATACAAAGATTTCATCATTTGTTCGTCAACGTTCAAACTAAGTTGAGTTTCAATAGCATTGGGTTTAACATTACTTGTAAAAATCAAGTTGGTATTGATACCACTTGAAGCCAAGGTGGTTCTTAAATAACTATCATACATGGCATTATCGGTTTCAAAACTAATTGGTTCTATTTCTTGTAAAGGAGCAGAAGCCATTTTGATTGAATCAGACAGAGCACCTTTTACTAAAGCCATAAATTTCCCAAGAAGGTCGGGACTAATAGCGATACTGTCTTTAACTGTAGCCTTTGTATCTTTACTCAGTAAAGGAACCTCACCCATAATCATTTTACTTGCCGCTGCCATATTCATGTTTTTTTGTAGATTACGCATGAGAGATTGCAAAATTAAATCGCTAAACAAAGGGGTAAAATATGGAAGTCTGGTTGCAAGTTCGGGAGTAAGTTTAAAACAAGTACCAACATTAACGGGAACATCTACCCAATATATCCAAGTTGATTTATCTCTAAATTCTGGTGGAAGGGCGGGATTATATGCTCTAACATTGTTTGTGCTCATAAACATTTCTTTGTATTTTTTCTTAAAAAAGTCGGGATACATATCAATGTCAACACCAGGCAATAAAAACCAGTACATATTGAAACTAAATAGAAATCCTCCTGCCCATCTTCCTGTTATTTTGCAATAATCAGATGGGAGTTCTTGAAGAATGTATGAATCTCCTAAATCTCTGAAGCAAGCAAAGTAGGCATCGTTTCTAATCATTTCTTTTACAGCAATGCGAAATTCACTTTTATATGAAAATTTCTCTAAAAACGACTCTATAATATCGAGGTCTTTTTTATATTTTGGAGTTTTATAGTCATCTGGTTTTGCATTTGACGTATAAGTTATATCAAAAGCAAGCATATTGGCTAAATAAGAGATAAGTCTCTTATATACCATAGATGTTAATTCAAAGTTTTGAGAAAAGGCTTGTAACTCTGTTTCGCTACTTTTTGGCTGTATCAACGCTCTATCAAGCATATCTTGTGTTGCTTGCATCGGGTTAAGTGTAATATCTTTCATTCTTCCAGAAATAAGCTCTGGATTCAGATATGTGTTTCCATACATGCCTACCATACTTCTAGCAAACTCAACTACTGACCAAACTTCTTTTTCGGATATAAACGCTTTCTCATTTTTTTCTATCTCTTCCATTTATCAGCCTCCTCTCGCATAATCTCTAAATAACCATTGTTGTTCCCAAAAATTCTTCTTCATCGCTGTTTCCATAGGTTTCTTTCAAAAGGTCTGTATCTAAAAGGGAAACATAGTAATTCAAATAAGAGATAGATGTGTATCTATCTTTTCTAGCTCCCTCTGGTTCAACCAGCTTAACTAATCCGTTTTGTAGTACCATTTCAAGAGCAATGGCTTCATTTATAAATAAACTGGTTTGTAAATGGGATTGTAAGAGATAACCCCTTACACCCGTGTCATTTTGGTCTAAAATATCTTTATTTCCAGATTTAATAAGAAATTCTTCTTCTGTATTGTCGTCTACTAAAAATGCTACTAACCTCTTTTTCAACCTTTCCCTAAATTTGACCGCTATAAGCGAGTTAAGCGGTGCATTAGCTGAAATAGGGAATATGCATCCAACAGCTTCTTGTCCTAATGTTCTCGCTGTTAGTTCGTCATACACTTTGGTATCTACCGCAAGTGAATTCATGACTGTATAAGCAGGGTACTCTACCCCGCGTACTTCATCTTTAGTAACTGAAGAAAGCGCATCAAACACGGAAATACCCGCGTTAGCAACATCGAGCACTAAAACATCAGCCTTAAACTCTTCATATATTTGCTTTATTCTTAATGCCTGTAAGTAGGTATTTTTACCATTATGAGATTCAATATAAGATATTTCAGTCAGCCATCCTTTTCTACTAGGCAACAATCTTGCGCATGATATAATTGTATTGTCGTTTGTGCTTCCTGCTCTCATAGCAACATCAACAGACACAATTCTCATTTCATCCCCTAATTTTGGGATATCATAAATGTTTTTTCTTGTTGTTACATATACTTCATCTTGTATAGGTCTCCATCCCCTTTTTACAGTACGATTAAACAATCCTAATTTATAGAAAGATAAATTAGAAGACCCATATGGTATATTTCCATATTCCATAAGAAACGTAATGGGGTCAAGATTGTTTTGTTCACTAATCATTTGTTTTTTAGTTTTTATTCCGTGGCGAATAGATATAGGATAGTCGAGAAATATTCCTTTTATATCAGGATTTCCTTCTGACATTTTCTTAATGAATCTTTTTGTTTCCGGATACCACTCGGATGATTTATAATGAGCACTCGTAATAATAATTTCTTGTGGCTCTTCCCTTAGTTCTTCGATTTCAGCATATTCTGCTTTCTTCATATAAGGGGGTTGCCTACTAACCAAAAACGGTCTAATAATAGAATCTATAATAATATTAGGAATAAGTCGTCTTTCTTCCAGTACCGTTATATTACTACGGTGGCCGCGACCACCCTCCCCGGAAACAACAACGTTTATCTTAGAACCATTTAAGAAGGTCATTTCCCACTTATTTTGATTGGTTACAAGATTTAATGTTTCTCTAGCAATATTTGGGTGCTCGTCTCTCAGCGCGGTACATTTTTCCGATATAATCAAACCAGCCTGAGCTTTAGTAGAAGAGGCTAGGGCAATGACTGTACCCGGATATAATATACATCTTGCAATCGAATAGACCGCAATTAACCACGACTTCGCGCTTGCACGAGAGGCAATACCAACAAACTCCGTAGAGCGTGATATTAGGTTGACCCAAAATCTCTGATAAGGGAATAATTTTACTCCCATATAGTGTTCGATGAAATAACTAGGGTTTTTACGATAAAAAGTAATCCAGCTTTTTAGTCTGTCTTTTTTCTGCCTTGTCATTTCTTTTTCGGTTAGCATCCTTACGGATTCGTTACTTTTTGTATAAGGTTTCATGTTACGTAAGAAAGGAGTATTTGACCTCTTTACTTTTTTAGCCATAGTTTACTCGGTTTCTCCATCGTTTATGAATCTAAAATCGCTGGCTTCTTCGGGGTCTAATAAACTAAACTCATCGTCCATCTTTTCATCGTCAAGGTTAAAGTCCTTGCTTCCCGTAATAAAGTTTTTTAATGGTCTAACAATGTATTTTTTGAAGTAATCTTCAGCGTTGCCAACATCTCTGTAAATATCACCCCTTGGGTCTGTCATGAGCCATTGAGCAGGTTCTTCTTTTTCAATGTCTCGTATCCACAATCCAAAGGTTTCAGAGCCTTTGTTGGCATTACTGGCGTTCACCGCGTTAGGGGAAATAGCCAAATTTTTCATTAATGCTTGTAATTGCTTTACAGCATCTTCAATATCGTCGGAATTTGCTCTTTTGTTTTTAATGTCAAGTAACGTATAGCATACTTCTTTTAAGAGAACTATTTCCGCGTAAGTATCTGCTTTATGCGTTTGTTTGAAATTGGCATATTCTGTTTCTAAAAACTCAATGTCGCCTCTTCTAAGGTCTTTTCCCCAAAAATCAATAACGTCTTGAGGAATCGGTATCTCTTTTGTGTTGACAGCTTCGGATGTAAAAATTGTGGCTACATCTTCGTAGGTCATATCTTCCAAGCCACTTTTATCCATGCTTTTCTTGGTTGCTGTCAGTTTCATCTTATATATGCTGAAAATAGCGTTTACAACTTTTCCGCTATCTAACAATGTGGTTATATGTGCTTTTGCAGCGTTGACTGCGTCGTTTGAATAAGTCACGTTTAAAGACGTGCACATTTTGTGAATTGTTTTTTCCATGCTCTGATTTTCGGAATATAACTCATCGTACATTTTTTGTATGCATTCCTTGCAAACACTCATTAATCCATTCGCGTCAATGAATCCTGCATCTGTGCATTCAAAAAAATCTTTTGCTGGAAGATTTCGCATACATTTTCTGCAATAATTATATTCCAATGTTACACCTGTTTTAGTTGTTACAGGTTCAGGTGCTTTCTTTATTGGCATTTGATTTCCTCCATACATGTAAAAATGCAAAGCCTAAAATCGGGCTTTTAATATGCTTCGGAAAGAGTCGAACTTTCCTTTCGCACCCGCGAAGCAAGTTTTATTCGCTTTTTAAGATTACAACTTTTCCTTGACCAACAATGTGTGTTTTTATATTTTGGTCTATAAGCTTTATTTGCTGTATGTAAATTCCTGATAAATTTTGTGTTAAAGTATCGGCAATTGAAACAGCAACACCTCCACTCAACGGATTACTTATATTCCCCCTAATAGTAAAAATTGGGGTGTATGGTTCTCCATATTTAAAAAAGCTTAAATATATTTCGGCATATGTAAGGTCATATGTTATACCGTCTTTATCGCATATTGTATATGAAAATTCTTTTTCATCGCCTGCAATCATAACAACTTCTTCCAAAAATCCACTTACAATTCCTCGATTATCGGTATGATTATAAACAAAACTTCCTGTATAGCGAGGATAATATTCTAACATTAATCCCGCTGCTGTTATTCTTCTAAAATTTATAACAAAGTCTAAATGTTCAACCATTAATCCATATGATGTTGTACGCCTTATTCCAATGGTTTCTAAATATTCTGTTTGTAGACCCGCTGTTGTAGTTATTTCTGCCATTATATATTCCTATTCGCAAGTTTGCTTATGAAATTTGTTCTGTTTTTATGGCAATTTGTAGAGAGTTTAAATCAGAAGCTTCCCATGGTTGTCCGTCATCGGGATTTAAAAGATATTCTGTTCCTTTGGATTGTGAATAACTGGTTAATTGTACCAAACTTCCACTCCAACTTATACTACCGCTAACTCTTTTTATTCCTAATGAAATATATCCACCCTCTGCTACTGTATCCAGACTTGTTGATTCAGTCCAAATTCTGGAAATGGTTTGTCCTGTTAATCCAAAATCAGAAATGTGATATAAGTCATATTCCCCAACAGTAGAGCCACTAACATAATCTGTAATATTTGGAGGAATATCATCAACCAAAGACCAATGTGAACTTCCGCTTGATGGAATGAGTTGTAACACATCTCCGTCTGATACAGGTTTCAATAAAATTATATGACCATCACCACACCATCCGCTGTCTGTTTCGCCAAGTGCGTTGTTAATTGCAATATCATCAACATAATGAGTACTTGCTCCAGGAAAAGAGTTTCCAATTCTGTTTATTGTAGTAATTGCATCAGGCTGTGTATCTCCCGTAAAATCAATGTCTGTAATTCCGTCTATTTTTACAACAATGCGCCCGATAGAATTATCAATTTTTATATAGGCTTCTAATAAAAACCACGTGCTTGATGGAATAAAAACAGACCCTGTTCCTATTAATGTAGAGCCACTTGTATAAGCAGTAATATGTTCTCCTTCCAGTCTCAGATGTCCTAAAACAGTTGTTCCATTCAACCATTGAAATCTTTGATTAGTGGAATTAATTTGACTTGTGTTATATCCATAGCGAAAGTAAACTTCACTAACACCCGAAAACTCTCTATATATGGTCATTCCGGGTACATTAAAACAATAACTACCACTTCTAGCTGTACTACTTACTCTAACAGGTGAACCAGCAGTTGCTATAAAGCCATTAAATACACCAAATTCAAATCCCTCTGTAAACAATCTTGTCATTTTTTCCTCCAAAAAGCATTATGTTCCTGTTTTTATTCCAATCTGCAAATTATTAAGATTGGTGGAAGTCCATACAGCACTTCCAGAAGGGGTAAGAGGATATACTGTTCCAATATATCTATAATACGTTGTTAACAAAGAATTGTAACTTCCCCAATCTTCTCCTTCTCCATTAACTTTTATGCCTATTGATATTGTTCCACCCTCTGCTACTGTATCCAAACTTCTTGTTTCAGCCCATATTCTTTTAACAGACGCGTTCGACACAGAGAAAGGCGTAAGATTATATAAGTCGTACTCTCCTACAACAGAGCCACTAACATAGTCAGTAATATTAGCAGGTCTCTCATCTACAAGTGACCAATTGCTACTTCCAGAAGAAGGAATCAGTTGTGTAACGTCGCCCGCTGAATCAGGAATTAATGCAATAATATGTCCATCCCCACACCAAGAATTGTCGCTAGTACCAGATGTGTTGTTTATGGCCATATCGTCAAAATAGTTTTCTTCTCCTGTACTACCTTGACCTTTAAAATCAATTCTGTTTACTGTAGTAATTGCAGCTGGCTGTGTGTCTCCTGTAAAGTCAATATCTGTAATGCCGTCTATTTTTGTTATAACTCTTCCATTTGGATTATCGCCAATTTTTATATATATTTCTACTAAATACCAAGTATTAGTTGTTATATTAATTGTTCCGTTGGCTAACAGTGTAGACGTAGAAGAATAGGCATTAATACCGTTTACCAATCCATTATTTTGAACACGAAGATGTCCCAAAACCGTGCTATCACTCATCCATGCGAATCGTACATCTACTTTGTTATTTTGTCCTGTCATAAAACCAAATCGTACATATAACTCTCCAATTGCTGATATTATAATGGTTCCAATAGATGTAGCAGTACTAAATTTTGCACAATAACTTCCGCTACGAGGATTTGTAGATATTATTGTAACGGACGATGTAACAGGATTGAATCCAAGATTGTCTCCTGTTTCAAATCCTTCTGTAAATATTCTTGCCATTTTTTACCTCCTTAGTTGTTATCCAGAGGCAAATTTGCATATGCCGTAAAACTTACAGGGGTTGAATATCCAGTAAAATCAGGCATAACCAAATATGCCTGAACATTATATATTCCTGCTTGATTTATATCTGTAGCACTTGTACGATAATATAATAAACCGTCTGAGCCGTCTGTGATAAAGCTTCCTGTTGTAGTTATAATTGTATCATCAGGTTTTTCTATAATGATATTTTTTGTTGTTGCACTAGATATGTTTAAAGGAGCATATCCTTCTTTTATTTCTAATGTTATTAAAAGATTGGTTGCTCCAACCTGAATGTTGTTTTTGTCAGAACGTGCTTGCTGTAAAAGATAACTATAGGTCATTCTTTATCTCTCCAATCTTTTGTTTATTAATTGTTTTTATATACAGCGGATATTTTTTGAATTTTCTTGTTAATATAAGAATCTTTTTTTAAAATATTTTTTATATATAATGATTCAATCTCAACTGTTTTTACGATATATGTGTTTACGGTTGTAATTATTAATGTTATAATAGAAGCGGTATCCGTATTTTGATTTTGAATACTATTATGTATATCTATAATCATTTTTTCTCGCTATCTTTATTG